GGTCGCCGTCGTACTGCGCGGTATCGTGTGGCGGTGCGCCGCTCGAGATCGTCAAGCAGTACGTCGCGGCCCAGAGGGGCTCCTCCCCACCCTAAAGGACGGGGTTTCCGCCCCGGTTATTCGATGAATCAGGACGAAGAGATCGAGATCGTGAAGGCCTCCAACGAGGCGCTCATGAAGAGGCTTGTAGACGGCGGCAGGCTCGTCGAAGCCGTCGTCACTGTGGTGCTGTTCAAGGGTACTGGAGGCCTCCAACCTGATCGATGACTACGTCCACGAGCGTGGTCTTTGCACAAACTGCAACGAGAGAGGGAGAGTGCTCCAGTGAACCCAGTCGGCTTGACTCGCGCTGAGGAGGAGAAGGAGCACCCGCCGACTCCGTCCACGCAGCAACCCCCGGCCCCAGCCGGAGCTCAACGTTGCGTCGCCACGCTGCCTCCGGACGGCAAGATGTGCGGTGCGGAGGCGCGCTGGCTCGTCGTATGGACGGACCCAGACGCCAAGAAGACGCCCGCGTGCACCGACTGCGCGAAGCGATTCCGGGCGCTCGCGCAGTCACACGGATCGGACATCGGCGTAGAGCCGCTGCCGTGACCGAAGAGAACATGGAAAGAGGTGCTGGAACGATGGGACCAATCGACGAACCGACCTTCACCCTGCGCGGCAGCGACCCGCTCGCTCCGGTCGCCATACGGCTCTGGGCTGCCCAGTACTGGCAGCAGGGCGGCGACCTCAAGAAGGTCGCCGAGGCGCGCGCGTGTGCGGACTCGATGGAGGCGTGGCGCAAGCAGCACACCGGATCGATCCGATGAACCGCGCCGAACTGCTCCAACTCGACGGTGTTGGCCGAATGACCCTCGAAGCGAGGGTCGTCAAGCTCGTACGCGCGCTCGAAGCGATCGAGGTGCGCCTGACGGCGCGCGCCGACAACGCCGCGCGGCTCGCGTCTCACCCGGACGAGCTCGTCCAGAAGGGTGGCCTCATCCGAGAGAACGCCTACCGGGTCGCGCTCTCGGACATCCAAACACTGCTCGAAGACGTCTAGATCACGGTGTCCGGGACGAAGTGGCGGATCCACCTCCGGACACTGCGCAAGACGTCGCCCGATCGGTCCGCGAGTGACGCGTGCTCGATCGCCTCGTCGGCGTAGTGCTGCGCGTCGCGCAGCCACGTAGGTGCGGAACTACCGCCGAGCACGTACCGCTCGTACGCGGCTACCGAGCGTTCGGCCCACTTGTAGGCCGTCTCCTCCTCGATCTGAGATCGCGTCTTTTCGCCGAGCTCTCTCCGCGCCTCGTCCAGCATGGCCGCTCACCTATCCGTGCGCGTCGGCGAGCGCGTTGACGTATCGCTCTCGGTCGGGCAACTCGAGGAACAGCTTCAGTTCGAGGAGCTCCTCGGCCGCCGGCACCACCCAGTCGTGCACGCAGACAGCGTGACCCAGATCGAGATCGAAGACGCTGCGGCCGTCCACCTTCGCGAGCCGATCGCGCGACGCCTGTCGACTCGTCAGGATGTAGCGATGCCCCGTGTCTCCACCGACGACGAGGAAACTCTGCGTCCGGTCGAAGTCCTCGAGCTGCCTGGGCGTCAGAAACTCCCGAAGCACACGCGTCGCGCGGACGTCCGCACGCTCGAACTCCGGCACCGGGCAGCCGAGGGTCGGCTGCGCGACGGTGACGGCCGCCTTGACGGTGTCCTTGACCGTCTTGACAACCTTCGAGGCCGATGCCGCCCCGTCTCCGTCGCTGGCGCGGTGGACCTCCTCGATCCGTCCGTTCTGGAAGACGACCGCGGTCAGGAGCTTCCTGCCGCGCTTCATCGCCTTGGCGAGCAGACTCTCCACCTTGTCGATGGGTTTCGCGACGAGCACCTTCCCTACGTCAGCGGTCGTGTCAACGCTGTACTTCTTGCCGAGCGCCGTCATCGCCTCCCGCTCGCTCGGCGAGATCCGCTCCCACTCCACCTCGGTCTGGTCCCCCTGAGCCGTCAACTTGACATCCCCGTACATGCTCGGGAGAAAGAGCGGGATCCCATTGAGGTCGATCAGGTTCATGGCTTGGCTCTCCGATCCGCTTGAGTAGGTGACTGATACGGTAGTTGATCTCGGGCGGGATGTCCTGGTCCGCGCCAGCCAGCTTCAGGCGCAGCATGTAGAGCTCCGCCAGCTCGCCCACCTCGTTCAGCCGGACGTCGGGGTCTGGCTTGTCCGCCTTCCTCTTCTCGGCCTCGGCGTACTGGGTGATGAAGGTCTGCGCCATCATGAGGATCTCACGGCTCACGTCCGCGGCGTCGTTGAACCCGCCACCATGCACTTGACCGCGACGCATCATGACGGGAGCGTCGTTGTAGTCCTCGTGGTCGCCGATCTCGCTCACACCCACGTCGGGACGCATCCGCTGAAGTTGCATCGCGATCGACGTGATCGACCGGATCTCGCCGAACCGGTTCGGCTTGTCACTGCCGAGCAAGTCCCCAGCCATCTGACTGATCGCGGCGAGCGCTACGTCGACGGGGTGCGGCCTCACGGGGGCTGCATCGTCGGTGGTGGCGGGAGGCAATTCATGCGGTTCGCTCATCGGGCACTCGCTCTCTTCTTTTTCTTAGCCATCGCAGCGGCCAGTTTGCGCTCCAGCGCCTTGGCCTGCTTCCTCGCCCTTACAGCCCTCCGGTCAAGCCGATCCGCCCATGCGCGGAGACTCGCCGCTGTTCTCGGTACGCGACGAGTCCTCCTGTACCTGTACGATTTGCGCTCTCGGTAGACCACCCCTACACCGCTCCATCGGTCGTCGGTCACCCGACGGATCTTCTCGATGTCGACGTGCCGGCGCCGGAGGCCACTGACCAGGTTGGCCCTGAGAGCGTCCGGAGTCAGCGGGTGAATCACCAGAGCCGCCATGACGGCGCGCACCAGCTCCTTCGCGCTATCCTGATGAGCCATTCTCCGAAGACGCTTGCCAGACCACCGTTTCCACGCAGCCATCGACAGCGCGGAGGCGCTCCTGGCGATCTCCTCCAGCATGGAGGGTGGCGCGGCGTCGTTGCAGCAGATGGACACGAGCAATAAGTCCATCTCGTAGGGATCCAGCTTCTTGAGTGAGCCTCCGGTGATACTCGCGAACATCGACTCGAGTTGCTCGCGCGTGGCAGTGCCCGCGCGGACGCAGCACGCGGTCGAGCCAGGGTACCGCTCACTGCACTCGTAGACCGCGCGGAAGATGTCGAAGACGCGCGGTCCGTACACCCCGGCAAGCGCCATCATGTCGATCCGGCGGTCGATGGCCGTGAACGCGTCAGCCACGTTACGATCGCTGCCGCGCGGAAGCATGACGGCGACCTTGTCGAACTCGTCGCCTACCGGCGACTTGCGCTCGAAGAAGAAGAACGTAGCGTTGTTCGTTTCGTAACTCTCGAAGTAACCGTCGCGCTGCATCGAGATGCACCACTTCGTGCTCAGTCCGTAGTGGACGCTGGCGTTCTTGTTCTTGATGTGCCGGACGATGAGGTCGGGCGAGTCGTAGACGACGTCGACGTCCATCGACCCCTCGATACGGTAGAGGCGCTCGCGCTCTCGCCGCTTCTTTTCGGTAGCCCGCTTGATCTTGAGCATGGCGTCGCGCAGGTGAGCCAGATCCTGCGGGCGGTAGGAGTAGATGTCGCGTCGGACAAGCTCGCGCCGATGACGCCGCCCGAACTCCATCCCCCTGAACCGGTGGAACAGGTCGATGACGTCGGCGACCTCGGGCGCGAGCGCTTGCCTGGATGCTATCACCCTCGCCCCCCAGTCGAGGTACTTGAGGTTCCCGGACGGGTCCCGCGAAGCGAGCGCGCGGATCTCGTCCCCGTGTTCGGGGAACTTCCGCAGGACGAGGTCGAGTCGCGTACTCACCCTCGCCCCCCGTACCGACGACCCCGACCACCGCCGCGCCCTCCCTCCCCGACACTCGCGCTCTTCGCGAGTCTGTCGGACACTCTCTTGACGCTGCCGATGACCCTGTCGACGCTGTCCGCGATCTTCTCGGCTCGGCTCGCCACCTCCTCACCGAAGATGGGGTTGGTGATCCTCTCGATGACGCTGGCGGCGACGTCGACGTGCTTTTTGCCGAGCAGCTTGTACTCGCGGATGAGTCGGAGCGCTCCGAGCGCGGAGTTGAGTCGCTCCTTCTCCGGTGTGCGCTCGTCGAGAGCCAGGTTCATGAAGTCTTCCACTCGCTGCATCACGTCCATGGTGGACTCCTCTCAGGTGCTCGGTTTCGGCGAATCTCCGCGGCATGGTACACCGATCGCGTAGAGCAGCTCGGCCACCAGGATCAGCGGCGACAGCAAGATGGTCATCCCGATCAGGCCGGCCGTACGGCGGCGATCTGCGGAAGATTCCCCGAACCACGTCGGTGAGTGGCCGGTCACGATCATGACTTGCGACGATCGGTCTGGATACGGACGAGTAACCAGTTCACGAGAGCAACCAGTTGGCCCTTGGAGTGACGGTTTCCGACCATCCGCATCGCGATGCCGTATGTATCGTGCGTCTCACTGCCGTGCGCCGGGTGTGCCGCCTTGATCGCCTCGATCCACTCGTCCGGCGTGTCAGCCCACTCGGCGCTAGCCAAGAACGTGACCACGGCGTCCGTACACGGGACGCAGAGGTGGAGCTTTGGTACTAAGTCCACCTCCAGCGCGCCGCTGGCTATCTTGCGTGTACTTTCAGGCGGCAGCAGCAGGACGCCACCCTTCTCGGTCAGCTCCATCCTGCAGCGGCAGCACTTGGGGTCGATCATCGTCGTCGTCTCCGCTCTTTCCATGCTTCCACGTCATGCGGGTCGGGCAGTGTCACTACCCAATATAGGAAGGCGATATAACCGACGACGAAGGCGACCGCGAAGAGCCCCGCGAGACACCCCGTAACGATCACGGTCGCACCAACCTAGTGACCTCACCGACGGTCACCTCAGTGAGCAGACCGTCCGAGATGAACGCGTCCACGTCCCGTTGTGGCGTCCAGATGGTGCCTCCGTCCATCGGTTCAATGACGGCGACACCGTCCACGTATCCCTTGCAGATCGCACCATCGAGGCGCGCGAGCATCTCCTCGCGCGTGTACCTGACCCTTCCCGGCGCGCGCGCGATGAGCTCCGACAGGTCCGCGACGGACACCACGATGTCAGTCACGTCCTTGTTCCCAATAGCTGCGCACTGTCGAGCGCCCCCTCGTATGCGCGCGCCGCGTCGACGATCTCGCGCAGTGTGCGCCACTGGCGCTCATCGATCGACCCGTCCGCGCCGCCGTCCGGCGGACCGTTCTGAGTCTCGTCGAGGATTTGCTCAAGCTCGAGGACGACGTCCATGTCGATGCGACGCCGCTCGACGAGCAGGTAGGAAACCAGGAGAGCCGCCTGGCCCACCTGCTTCAACCTACAATCGTTACAGACATCCTCACCCTCGGCTGGCGATCCAGCGCGCTGGTTGCCGCACGCCTGGCAGAAGAAACTCACCGCGACTCCCTGCACGGTTCACTCGGCTTGGCGTCGCACCGCGAGCAGTGTCCGCGCAGGCCGAGTAAACGCTCGTCGTGCACGTCACCCGCGACGTTCGCGGCAATACGCTCACTGAGACCTTTAGCGAAGGCATCGATCTTCGCGTCGAACGATCGGCACCTGACGGTGATCGTGTCTATGCAGAGGTCGGTGAGCCTCTCGGCGTACGCGACCACCTGCTCCGGGGCTCGCTGAGCCCCCTCGCTCGAGATCAGCCACTCCAGTCGCTTCGCGAAGATCTCCGGCCACGCCCGCTTCTTGTGCTTCAGATCTTGGAGGTAGTCTCCGTCCGGCGTGACGAAACCATTGGCTCTGAGCGCCGTCTCGAGGTCGTCAGAGAAGCCGCGGTCGCGCGGACGGTGTGCCTGGGCGTACCCCCACAAGAACGGCTGCGCGTCCTTGTCGGTGAGCTTGAGCGCCACGAACCCGGGCGGGCACCAGTCGTACTTGTCGCTCTTGAACTCGCCGTCCACGATATGGTCACCCATCAGATCTCTCCATTCCCCTCGGTGCCGACCGCTTACCGGATCGGATGCGATCGGCCAACGCCACGGCCGCGTCAAAATTCCACCCGATCCCTTTCGCGAGGTACTCGTCAGCCAGATCCTCACAGAGGCGGGCCGCATTCTCCCGCTCGAGAACGATCGCCGCGTCGAGCGGGCGGCCTACAGATCCACGCAACCGAACCCGGACGCGCTCCGCCCAGTCGATCGCGTTCATCGCCTCAACCGCCGCTCGATCGAGCAGGGCCTCCAGCCTACCTCGAGCTTCACGGCGCACCTCCGGCGAGCTGCGGCCCCGTGGGTTCGACCCCGGCGCAGCGCTCGATAGGGAGCGGCCAGTCGGAGCACCAGTCCTCGGCCTCGGTCACGTTGTTCGCCGGAAAGACCTTGAGGAGAAATCGGCCCGCGATGCCGGAGTCACCCTCGGCCAGAGCCTTGTACTTCGCCGCGGTCTCCCGGATCCGAGACATCCGCTCGGCCTTCGCGATGCAGGCGTTCCAGTCAGCCCACATCGACTCGAGCGTTTTTTCGACCTCGCGCTGCTGCGCCTCGTGCGCTTCGCGGCGCTTGCGGTTCTCCTCGGCCGCGACCTTGGCGGCCTTGAGCGCCGGGCGTATCGCCATCACCGCGTCGCGCTCGGCGATGGGCACCGTCCGCACGGCCGTCTCGGTGATGGGGCGGACGAATGACGAGTCCGACTCCCAGTCGCGCTCGATGCGCATCGCGCCGATCGCGAACGCGCGGGCGTCCTGCTCGGTACGGAAGGCGAGGTCGATGCCGCTATAGCTGTCGCCGATCTGGTACAGCGTTGTCGTCGGCGCCTGGGTCTCGGGCACCGGCACGAGCGCGAGCGTCGGCACGGACAGTACGCCCTTGGTCATCAGCTCCGCGTCGATGAACTTCGCGACGTCGTCGCGCGAGAGCTCGGCGCGCTCTTTCTCCGACAGATCCCAATACGTCTTCATGATCAGTCAACCTCCCTGCGCCGCTTCGGCGCGAACCTCTCCCAGCGTTCGAACGGACCCGCGCACGATCCCGACCGTGCGCGCCTCGACGTGGGCCTGCCCGTTGTCGACCCATTCGAAGGCGGGCAGGCCCTCGCGGAGTTCGCGGAAGCTCGGCGCGCACGGAGGTCGACTCACGCTTACTTCTCTTCCGGCCCGTCTTCGGGGTCCCGTCGCCTGCGCGACGACCTACCACTCCGGCGGCGCCCACCACCGAACCGCTCGTCGGCCTCCTCGACCATCGCGTCGGCTACCGAGGCGCTGAAGTCGGCGATGTCGTTGACCAAGTCTTCGAGGTTGTCGATGTCGTCCGGTGTCTCGTAATTCTGCACGGCAACCTTCGCGAACTCGATCCAGAGCGCCTGCTTTTCCTTTTCGGTCATGAGTCTCTCCTCAGTAGCGTTGCGAACGGGTTGTGGGGTGAGTGTTGGTTTACCTTCGGTGATAAGTCGTCGGTCGCGCAGCGTGCGACGGCTGCGCGAGACAATGGGCGCACGGCTTACGCCGCTCGCGGCAGTTCTCCTTACAGTAGACGTCGTCCTCGGGATCGCTCACGACTCGCCACCCATTCCAGAAGTATCGTTAGTGGTATCGGTTGTCAACCGAGGCGTACCGCACAAGCGACACGTCGCAAGTAATTCTTTGAGCGAGCCGTTGAACACTCCGCAGGCGCACATCCATCCTGGGAGCACGATCCCGGTCGGAGCGCGCCAAGTGCAGGCTGGCGCACCGTGTTCACCGTTGTTGTCTTCGATGGAACCGCAGAGCGAACACCACCAAACGACCGTCATGTCCGTCTCGATGGTGACGATCGCGGACTCAGGGTGCGGGCAGCCGGTCTCCATCTTGATCCTCCTTCGCGCTCGCGCAGTTCACGAACCCGCTAGGCGGGTGGTAGTAGATCGCCTCGTCCGCCGTCCACGGAAACGGCTCGGGAGGAATGAGCGCGACCCCGCAGCGCTCGCAGCACTTGCGCACCGACCCGTACGGCTGGTCGCGCTGGGTCTTGAGATGCAGGACGTTTCCTGGACTCCAGCTCGGGATCCCTTCGGGCGCCCGCACTGCGATACCCGCATCCGCCTTCGCGTTGTGCCGCGCGCGGAATTGCGCTGGGTCGATCGACAGCACGCGGTCGAACTCCCGGACCTCCTCCCCGTCGGCCGACAGCCCACGCGCCTCACAGTAAGCGAGCAGCGTCACCCCGAGGCCGCCCGCCTCCTGCGCCGGATCTCCGGGGGGCTTGCCGTAGACGTGGTCAACGACCGCGCGCGTTCTCTCGGGTGTCAGACCCTCTGCCTGGCCTAGCTCGACCGCCTCCTCTAGCACGCGCTGCGCGCGCTCGTAGGGCGTGCGCGCGAGCGGCCCGAACGTGCCGCCGACCCACTGCAGGACCGCTCGCTGGCGCGCGTCGCGCGCCGACTCCAGCGTGGTCACGCGATCCTGGAGCTGAAGCGCCTTCTGCCCGAACGCGTCACGCTGCGCGGTCAGCTCGTCGACCAGGAGAGTGAGGCGAATCACCTCGGCGTCACGGTCGTCAGGCATGGTCGGCTCCGATCTTCGAGAAGTCGTGCTCGTTCTTGAGCCCTTTACGATACTGTCGCCAGCCCCACAGGTTGCCAATCGGGACTCGACGGTCCACCCACCTAGCAACCAACTCGGTGCCGTAGAGCACCCACTGCTCCTCGGTGAGCGCCTGCGCGACGTGCTCGAAGGGGCTCATGTGCCCTGCCGCCGCGAGCTTGCCTGCGCGCGCTAGATCTGCGGGCGGGTCGCGCTTGTCCTGGTTCAGGTAGCTGACGGCCGCGCACCGGCCGATACTGATCCGGCAGATGTCGTCCGGACCATAGCCCAAGATGTGCCCGTCGTAGCCGGTCACGTACGGTAGGTGCCACATCCCGGCAGAGAGTCGCTCCGGCTCGCTCGCCTGCCACAGTCGATGAGCTTTGCCGGCGACGTCGGCCAACTCCGGCTGCGCGGCCGTGTGGTCGCGGAGTGCGAAGAAATTGTCGAACTCCGTCGCCGTCACGACGACGGTGATGAACATGCCGAGTTCGGCGGCGCGGTTGGCGACCTGCTTGTGCAGGCCGAGGTTCCCGAGCTCGCGCGCGTACCGCACGCCGCTCATGACGGCCTCGAGCCATAAACGCTTCGCTGACTCGAGCGCCTCGCCGTCGAGCTCCTCGCGCGCAGCCATCCCAGATTGGTTCTTCCCCCACCAGACCGGCAGCACCGGGTCCTCCTCGATCCGACCGAGCAACCTCTCGGTCGGGATGGCGCGCGACGAGGCGCTGTTGCGCGAGAACATACGGTGCGTGAGCAACTCGGCGTGCACGATGCGCGGGTAAGACAGTTCGAACGTCGTCAGGCGCACGCCGTTCGGGCCTACGCTGTCCAGGATGATCTTCGCCTCGTAACTCACGTAGACACCTCCCCCAGGATCTCCTGGAGCTTGCGGTTCGCCTCGCGGAGAGCTTCACCTTCGTCGACCGCCCACATACTCCCGAACCACTGGTCGCGCCCGGTTGGGAAAGCCCCCGTCCAGGCCGTTTCCAGCGGGATGATGTAGTCCGCCTCGTACGCTCGGCAATTCGGCATGTCGCTCCCGTAATCTCTTTTGATGGCGCTCATGCAGAATGGGCGCTTGCCGTTCGGCAAGGTCGCGAGGTTCGGCACGTCGGTGTACATCTCGATCGGGCTCCAGCCGAAAAGATCCTCGGCTCGCTCCGCGTCGGCCCTCGCCGTGAAGACCGCGACGACGCGCGTGTCACTGCAGTCGCCGCTCGTCATGACCCAGACCCTCACGATCCGTTCACCCTCCCACCGGAGCGCATCCGCTCGGCCTCCTCGGAGGCGCGCACGAGCAGCGCGGCGAGGTTGCGCGCCGCGACCGGGTCGAGCTTACGTGTGGCCTTTACCATGCTCGTACGATCGGAGCCGTTACTCTCGAACAGATTGAGTGAAACGCCGCTCGCGTCGCTCCACACCTCACCCGCGTCGTACTGGCTATTGTGGTGCGGCCCCCGCACGCTACCAATAAATACGCTCATCGGCCGTGGGTACGTCGGTTGTGACCGAGCTTGCCGCAGATGCCGCACTTGCGCGGCTTGCCACCGACCGATCCGCCGCGCGTGCCCTTGCGGTTGGCCTTCTTGCTGGACTTCGTCTTGGCCGCCTTCGTCTTCTTCACCATGGTCGTCTCCTTTTATCCTCGAAGTTGCTCGGTCAGGTTGATCTCACTTCGGCCCTCGATGATGCCGAGGGTGCGGAGCCTGGACAGCGCGTTGTTGAAGCCGCCGCCGCCAGCTTCGTACGGCGGATCACAATTCGCGGCTACATCTTCTTTCGACATCGCTCGGTCGTCCTCGTCGATGCCCTTGTCGGCGATCCACGCGTCGATGGCCTTGCGTTCGTGGGTGCCGGTCGTCTGGAAGACGAAGAGGCACTCGGTCTGGTTGAGCGCCTTCTTGTTGACTTCCTGCGGGCGCTGACTGATGAGCGACGCGCCGATGCCGAAGTTGCGGCCGAGCTTGACGATCCGTTCGAACGCGCCGAGCATCCGCTTCTCTTCGCCCTGCGGGTTTTGCGGTATGAACTCCTGCGCCTCTTCTACGAAGAGGTGGATCGCGCTCGGCGCCGACTTCTTCCTGTAGAAGAGCCGCGTCGCGAACGCCTCGGCGAATCGAGCCTTGTCCGTGTTGTGCTCGAACTGACTGACGTCGAGCACCGCCGCGATCTGCCTGTCGACGATGAGATCCGCGATCCGCGCGCCCATGAGCGGCTCGAGGGGCAGGTCGCCGTGCAGTCCACCGAACACAGGCACGTCGAGCCCGGAGGGTTTGCCGTCGGCGCGCAGCCTCAGGCTCCACCACTTGCCGACCGGGTCGAGCGCGACAAACTGCGCGCCCGCCTCACCGAAGAGTTCCGCGAGCTTGGTCGCCGCGTACGTCTTGCCGCTCCCCGTCCGCCCGATGAACGCGATCTTCTGCGTCACTGCATCGAGAGGCAGTGAAAGGTCCAACGACATCCTGAGCTTGCTCATGCTTGGTTGCGAGCCATCGAGATTGATCTCCAAAGCTCCGGACTTTAGGCCGGGGTTGATTACGGTTTCTCTCTCTTGGTTGGTGCCTCACCGTTGAGGCGCATCTCGTGGCGCCTCACGGCCACGAGAATGCTCGTGTGGTCCATCCCGAAGATCTCCGCCATCTCGGGCCACGAGAACCCTGTCGACCACTTCACGACCGCAAAAAGATGGTCTCTTGCCCGCACGACCGTCGGGTGCCTCTTGGGCGCGAAGAGATCGGAGGACTGCCTGAGGCCGTGCTCTTGGGCGATCTTCTCAGCGAGCCGCTCGATGGTTGTAAGGTCGTACCCCGTCATGGTTCTACGCTTGAGGGAGCTGATCCCTCCAGCGATTGCCCTTGACGTCGATGTCCGGGTGCTCGAGAACGGCGAGCCGCCTCGCGCACGGAGGCGAGCAGACGCGCGCCGTGTCGGCTTGGTACTTCCGGCGCTGGACAGGCTCGCCGCAGACCGCGCAGTCGCAAAGCTTCATCATTTGTTTCGCCACTCCCCGGCGCGGATCCGTTGAGGAATATCCTTCGGCGACCCGTCCCAGTTCTCGTCGCCGTTCCACGTCCGCTCGATCCACACGGCGATGGACTCCGCGACCGCGTCCTCTCCCTTCTTGGTCGTATGACTGTTGGTGGGATCCGGCGCTAGTTTCTGCTCGCCGCCGCCGAGGATCTCCCGCGCGCGCTTCGCGTTAGGCGACCGTTTCTTGCCGGGCGTTCGCGGCGCGTGCTCGAGTAGCTCCGCGACCTTCACCTTGGCCTCATCCGGAGCAAGGCGTGCGAGTTTGTAGCCGTCGCGCGCGGTGATCTTGCCCATCTCGACGGCGTTTCTGACGGAGGCGGGTGCATCGAGCAAGGACAGTAGACTCTTGACCGACTGCCGCGAGAGGCCAAGCAGAGCCCCCACCTCCGACTCGTCGCGCCCAAGGTCGATGTAGCGTTGCGCCTTGTGGGCCTTCTTGAGCGGCGAGTCTTCCGTCGTGTGCTCGTTGGAGCTGATAAGCATCGCCATCGACCGCACGTCGTTCGCGCGCTTGAGCAGCACCGGCAGACGAAGTAGCTCCGCTCCCTGTTTCTTGAGCCGACGGTTCGCCTCGCGGCAGGCTTTGGTGCGTTGCCTGCCGTCGATGATCTCGACCTTGCCAGTCTCCGCGTTGCGCCGGCCGAGGAGTACCTTGAGGACGCCCTGCGGCGGCCCGTCGGGCTCCGGCTGGTACATCATGTTGACGACGAGCGACTCCTTGAAGTCGTTCTCCACCCGCTCGTCGTAGAGCGCGGAAGCCTTGTTCTCGACCAGGACCACGTCGGTCGGGTCGAAGTAGTAGACATCGGTCTTACCCTTCGCATTGAGCGCGTCTCTCGATTCTTTCGGCATCCCTCAGCTCCCTGATCGTTTTTCCGACTGTACCCAGTCACGCACCACATCTTGCCCGCGATCCATCGACAAGAACCACGCGACCTCGCCGTCGTCACCCCACTTGATGAGGAACAGCGCGACATCGATGTCCTCCTCGACCATCTGCTTGCCAAGCTCCGCGCACTTGGCCTGGAGCACCGGCGCGCCGCGTAGCTGACCGCCGCTCCGACCGGGCAGGTGCTCCGCCTTCGCGAGCCAATCTTCGAGGATCGGGATGACGCGCGGTCTGGGGACGTCGGACACGTAGGACATGGGCTTGCCGTCTCTCCAGTCGACGAAGAGCGCAAAGGAGACGTCGGGGCCAACTTCCTCGCCGATCGCGTCCGCCATCGCCCGCAGCCCGACCGCCATCACGATCTCGTTCGCGATCGAACCGTGCAGCATCGTCCGCTTCCGCATCGCCCGTCACCCCTTCACGCAGACGACCTGCTTGAGCGTGTGCACGACCTCGACGAGGTCGTCCTGCGCCGCCATCACCGCGTCGATGTCCTTGTACGCGCGCGGCGACTCGTCGATGACGTCGGCGTCCTTGCGGCAGACGACGCCGGCCGTGTCGAGTGCGTGCTGCTCGACCGTGATGGTCTTGCGCGCGACGCCGCGGGACATCACGCGCCCGGCTCCGTGGCTGCACGTGTCAAAGCTGTCCGGATTGCCTCGGCCGCGAACGATGTAGCTGCGCGTTCCCATGCTACCCGGGATGATGCCCAGCTCGCCGACGCGCGCGCTGACGGCGCCCTTTCGCGTCACCCAGAGCTTCTCGCCGAAGTGCTCCTCGCGCGCGACGTAGTTGTGGTGGCAGTTGACGGCGCGGTCGGGCAGCCACGCCCAGTCCCGGTCCGGAGCGAGCTGCCGGAGCACCTCGATCGCGCGCCGCAGCATCACCATGCGGTTGCGGCGCGCGTAGTCCTGCGCCCAGCCCACGGCGCGCACGTACCCGTCGAACTCGGGCGTCCACTCGGGCAGCCACGCGAGGTCGGAGTTCGGCGGGACGATCCCGTCCGTCTCGCACCGGCGCTTGGCCGCCGCGATGAAGTGCGAGCCGATGGCGTTGCCGACGCCGCGCGACCCCGAGTGCAGCATGATCCAGACGGCGTCCGCCTCGTCCAAGCACACCTCGACGAAGTGGTTGCCCGTGCCCAGCGTCCCGAGCTGGCGCGGCGCACGCTCCCGCGGTCGGTCGAGCCCGACGTCGCGCTCGTAGGCGTCGCGGATCACCTCCCACGCGCTGCGCACGTCCATGGGCGGCTCGCCCCACGCCCCGCGGTCGTTCGGGCCGCCGTCGTCGGTGCGCCCGTGCGGGATGTCCCGGGAGAGATCCTCGAAGACGCGCTGGGCGTTGTCCCCCAGGTCTGCCGACTTGAGTGGCGTCTTGACCGCGCACATCCCGCAGCCGATGTCGACGCCGACCGCCGCCGGCACGATCGCGCCCCGCGTTGGGATGACGCTACCCACGGTAGCGCCAATCCCCCAGTGAACGTCCGGCATCACGGCCAGGTGCGGCCAGACGAACGGCAGCCGCGCGGCGTCGAGGAGCTGCTCGCGCGCCTTGTCCTCCACGGGCACCCCGCGCGTCCACGCCTTGATCGGCACGTTGCCGCCATCGATCTCTTCGTATGTCACGGCACCGACTCCCTTCACCAGATGAGCAGCTCGCCGACCACCCCGCGCTTGCCGGCCTTGCTGTTGATGTTGCGGCGCGCCTTCACGGTCTGCATCTCGAAGCCATTGTAGAGTCTGCGTACGCTCAGATGGTCGGCGTTGGAGAGCAGTACGCACACGCCTTGCTTCTTGAGTCGGCGCGCGCAGGACGCGAGCCGCTCCTGGTCGGTCCAGTCGAACCCCCCTGACGTGTACCCGGTGAAGTGACTGCTCGCGCTCACCGGCACGTACGGGCAGTCGAAGTAGACGAAGTCGCCCGCCCGAGCGTGCGCCATCACCGACGCGAAGTCGCCGCGCGCGAGCTCCACGCTCTGCAGCGCGACCGAGCAGGCGCGCAGGTTCGCCTCGTCGCAGATCGTCGGGTTCGCGTACCGGCCGATCGGGACGTTGAACTTGCCAGCTTTGTTGACGCGGTGAAGTCCGTTGAAACACGTCTTGTTCAGGTAGATCGCCCGCGCCGCTATGGCGAGTCTCGACGTCGGCGACTGCTCGCGCACAGCGTAGTAGTGCTCCGCCGAGTGCTTGACGGCGTGAGCCAAGAGCGCGGTGATGAGGTCGTCGACATCGTCGCGGACGGCCTCGTACGCCATTATCCAGTGGATGTTGGCGTCACCAAGGTAGGCACGGTCGGCCCTTCCGACGGCGTGGAGATCGAAGAAGACGGCACCACCACCGACGAACGGCTCGAAGTACCGCCCGAACGACGCAGGTACGTGCTCGCGGATCTCGGGCAGGAGCGAGCGCTTCCCCCCTGCGCTTTTCAAGAACGGCGCAGCCTGGACGGCTGTCTCGTCAATATCGGTGGTCGGTTGGTTCAAGTCCGTAACCTCAGATCTCTACCGATGGTCGTCCGGACCACCTCGACGAACTCCGCCCCGGTCAGCTTCCGCTTCACTCGCGCGAGCGCTCGCTCAGCCCACTCGCGCTGCCTGTCGGTCAGGCCGTACGCGCCGTCGCCGTACTCCTCGGCGCGCTCCCGCAGCCTGTCGAGCATCTCCGCGAAGACGCCCGCCTCGTACGGGTCCAAGTCGGTGCGCGCGAGCACGCGCTCAAGGAGGTCGGCGTCGTCGAGATCGGCGACGACGACCCTACTCGCGCGCCTGGGCATCAGAACGGGGGCTTGGGTGATCCGCTGCCGCCGGTCCCGTTGACGGTCGCAACTCCACCGAGGTTGACCGGCCGACCGAGCGACGCCTGGATGTTCGCCGCGAACTCCTTGCCGCCGCCTGGCATCGGATTCGAGGTGTGGAACACGCCGCCGCCCGACAGGATCGACACGCGGATGCGCCACTTGCCGTCGTAGAACTCGTACGACAGTTCGACGTCGACCTCGTTCGAGTCGATGCCGGCGAGCGTCGTGATGTCCGCGCAGCCGAGCGCGCGCAGGCGCTCCTCGGAGTACGGAGCGGCATCCGCCGAGAAGTAGAGCGGCGAGACGAAGGTGCGCTGCAGGTCCGGCAGGTAGAGGTGGACGAGCAGCTCCGGGGTGCCCTTCGAGCTCTTCCCGAACTCGTGCGGGGCGCCAGTCGGGTCGGGCGCTGCGGCCTTGGCCTTGTACCGACCCTCCTTGGGGTCGGTCGGCTTCGTGGTCGGTGACGCCTGGGGCGCCTGGGGGATGGGCGGTACGTTGCTCATGGTCGGTTTTCTCCTTGTTCTCTCTTTCACACTTCTTCAGACAACCTCTTGGCTCACGCGGTGGCGGTAGCGGACGCGGACTTGTCCGCGTCAGCGACCTCCTGCTTCGCGTTGAGACGGATCTGCACGCGGTTGAACGCGTCGACCAGGCCGGCGGGGTACTGCTTGACCCAGTCGCGCACGGTCTTCTCGAACGCCTTGTCGCCGATCTCAGTGAGCATCGCGTCGAGCTCACCCCTCATCTGATCGCCGCGCGTGTCGTCCTCCTTGACCGCTCGCGCGAACTCGTCCCACGACAGAGGTAGCTTGTCCGGGAAGAGCGCCGTGCCGCGCGCCTTCGCGTCGTAGGCCGGCAGGCGCTTGGTGTAGACCCACCGCTCGCCGGTGGTCGAGACCTTGGCCGGTTTGCCCTTCTCCACCGTGGCGACCGTCACATTCTCGCGCGCGAAGAACACGTAGTCGCTCCACCCCTTGAGTAGGGCGGCGATGTTCTTCCTGCACGCGAGTTCAAACCGCTCATAGCCCGGACCAGTCGGGTCCTCAAACTTCTTCACCTGAGCGTGGGCCACGAAGATGATGCCCTTGCCGCGCAGCCACACGCGCTCGACCTGAGCGAGCAGCCAGCGCCACTCCTTCAGCGCCACGTCGTCCCCCTTGCCGTAGCCGCCATCGTACTTTGAGATCGTGCTGCCTGGGAATAGTTTCACGTGACTCATGTTCTCGAAGTCCGAGAGCACGTCGAACGCGACGTTGTCGCACTTGATGTGACCGGCCTCGATAGCCTCGAGCCACCCGAACGCGTCGTCCCACGACTCGATCTCGACGCGCTCGACGTCGAGCTTGGAGCTGCCCCTGTTGGCGTCGAGGAAGAACACGTTCGGCGCCCCTGCAGCCCACGTGGTGTTGTGCGTGACGATGAAGTCATCCGTGAGGTACAGGCCGTCTTCCGCGTCGATCTTAATGCACCGACACTCCTTCTCGCCGACCTCCTCCACCTCGACGATGGTCTGATAGTGTGGCGTTTGGTCGGACCTCCACTTGGCCAAGTGCTTCTCGCTTGAGACCGGGCAGAGTCCGTGCGGGAATGCCGCCAGCATGCGCCACGACACCGATCCGAACCGACGCTCTCCGTTGTACATGTACGCGGGGGTTCTCTGGGTCAACGTAATGACACCACCAAGCGACCTGATCAAGAACAGGATCCCGTCCCTCAGTCTCGGGGAAGAGGTGGATATCTCGACCCGCTGTCCCGACCGTATGACGTGCCCGTCCGTGTCGCAGATGCCGCGCAGTAGATTGATCCTGTCCTCTACGCTCGCGAATAAGTAGGCGTCCGGGATGAACTTCTCCAGCGACGACAAGCCTCGCAGGCCGAGTGCAGACAGCGCTTTCGATGTGTCCGACTGGTCCCTATGGTTCGACTGCTTCTTCCTTCGGATCCGCAGACCGCTCCCGTCATCGAACCGGGTAACCGTATCCGATTCAGGAAGCGCCGCAGCCAACCGGTCCATCACGTCTGACTCCGGCTTTGAAAAAGCCACACTATTCGCATGGCCGCCAAGAACCCCATCCCCAAGGAGCAGACCGAGAAGGTACGGATTCAGCGAAAGGGGCCCCGCGCTGGTGAACTCCACCGGCATCGCCACTGGAATGCGGTGATTCGGTACGTCGTTCGCGTTACTAGGATCCCCATCCGCACCTTTCCGGTACAAAAACTTCTCCCTGATCTCAGCGAGCGAACGGACCTTCGATGGTTTTCCATGAAGAGAGTCCGTTACCGTTGTCGTCTCCCACAAGTGCTCCTCGCAGCACTCTGTCTCCGCGCCATCCTTCATCACGACACGAAAGATCTTCTTCTTCCCTTGCGGGAACACGCCGACGACACGTACTGGCTTGCCGTCAACACCGATAACCTGGTCGTCGACTTCCAGAGATCCCATCTCGATAAAACCTGTCGGCGTCAGAACCATCGCGTCAACAGGTTGCGCCTTACCGACACCCTCGAACCCGTAGAGGACCACGCGCGGCGGCCGCGCGACCTTCCCTTTGACGATGCGACCCATGTCCACTGCCATCTCTACACCTCCGTCCCGGTGGCGGGGATCGAACCCGCCGCAGGCTGCCCAGCAGCACCGAGAAATTCACACACGTCTCCGTCGAAGATCGCGTCCATCTTGCCGGCCAGCCGGAACGTGCGCGACGCCGCCCCGGTCTCCGGGTTGACCAGGTCGACCTCGAACTGCGACTCCACCGCGACGATGCCGCGTGTGGCGTCTCCCCAGCGCGCGACGTACCCGACAATCATCGCCCGCTCGCGCTGGTAGTCGTACGGGTCCTCGTGGTCGAGCGCGAGCAGGGCCTCGTCGAGCGACTTACCCTTGCGCAGTGCCTCGACGGCCCGATGCACGCTCGACCCGGTCCGTAGCGCCTCGGATCGGATGACCGGCCGCAAGTGCATGATGTAGCGGATCTGGTAGCGCCGCGGGCACGCGCGGAACGTACGCATGCTCGACTGCGTGAGCACGACGCGGTCGGTCTCGAAGATGTCCTCGAGCTCCTCGTGCTCCTTGTCCTCCCGCCGGAATAGGAGCGGATCGTCGAGCGGCACGTCCCCGCAGCACGCGGGCAGGAAGTCGCACGCCCGGCTCCAGTTGAAGCACGAGTCGGGGTTTCGCGGGAACACGTTCAGCCGGTGCGCCTCGCGCATCGTCTGCGCCGTCTGCCAGACGTCGACCGCGCCGTCGTGCTGCTCCTGGAACAGGCGCACCGGCAGCGCGCGCTGGTAGTACGCGTCGGGCTCCGCCGCGATAGCCTTCAGACACCGCTCGCCGTACTCCTCAGGCGTCTCGTCGCGCTCGCGCTGGTTGGCGTAGAGGCGCGGCGTCGGCTCCTTCTTGGTCGGCTGGGTGTACTTGCGCGACTCGAGTGGGGTAGCCTTCAGCGGCCGCAGAGCGACCTTGCCCAGGACGTCGTACCCGATGGCGGCGGGGTCGAGCCCCTTCTGCTGCGCCGCGCGCAGGTAGACACCGATCTGCGGGTCCATCCTGATCCGACGCCAGTAGCTGGATCCTGGCGTTATGTCCTCTCCGGAAGTCTTTGTCTCGAGGATGAGGAGCGTCATACAGCCTCCGGCCTAATACGGACTTCCACGACGCAAAGGGCGCCACCCACGACCGCGAGGCACCGCCACGTGCCGTCCGCCTGCTTCGCGGCATTGCCTACGTACTGAACCCCGCGTGCGTCTACGTGACCGTCGAGGTCGATCTCGGTCACGTTGTCGAAGGTGACTCGATCCATTAGGGGAATCGCCACACCTCCAGCGACGGCCATCAGGCGACCCTCCGCACCTGGAACGGCAGCGCCTCCGTGTCCTCCGGCGGCATGTACCGGAACCAGTTCTTGCCGTGCTTCGCCTCATCCCACCCGAACCCGTGGGCCTTAGCGATCTGCCGGTTCTCGTACGAGACCAGCGCGTAGAAGAGCGCTTTCGGGCGCGCCGCTCGTCGGAACAGCGCGGGAAGGTCCCCGCCACGCTCACGCACGCGCGCGAACAAGCGCGCCATGATGTCGACGTCGGCTGCCGCGCGGTGGATGCTCGCGACGCCGACGCCGTGGTTCAGAGCGATCTCCACAAGCTTCCTACTGCCGCCCCAGTCAAGATCGCTCATCGTACAGACCCAGTCACGACCCGCGACCGACTCGATACCAGCAGCACGCACGAACGATCGGTCGAACTCCGCGTTGTGCGCGGCGACGACGTCGGCTTGAGACGCCAGCTCGGCCACGGAACGCCACACCTCAATACCGTGCGGGGCACCAGCCAAAGCAGCGGCGGAGATACCGTTGATCGACTCGGCGGCATTACTCGCTGCCTGGATCAGTGACGCGTAGCTGACGATCGGGCAGCCCAACTCAAGGTCGAACAGGCAGACTGCAACCTCAACGATCTTGTCTACCGATGGGTCGATCCCAGTCGTCTCCGTGTCAAGCAAGAGCGCGCGCCTCACTTCGACACCAGGCGCAGCGGCTCCCCTTCAAGTGCCGCGATCAGGAAACGCGCCGCCGCCGCGCCGCCGTCACGCAGGTACGCGTCGAGCCGGTACTCAACCTCCCAGCACCCGTCGCAGAGCGGTCGACTAGACTTGACCTTGTCGCACGGTCGCCCGCACGTACCACACGCCACCAGCTCCGCGTCTGGGTAACGCAAGAACACCGTCGAGCGGTAGTCGCGCCACCTCCCCCAGTCCTTCTCCGCGCAGGCGGATCTATCTAGCCGCGCGGCAGAGTCGCCGTCCGTCATCGCTCACCTCACCTGTCAAAAAATCAGACCCAAACCCAACTGGCCGCACCGTACGCCGCTCTTCCGAGCACAGCAAGTCATTTTGTGTTATCGATGTTCAACATGCCTGTCGACAAGAAGAAGGATCGGATGGTCTACCTCGGGCTGCGCGTGCCGCAGCGGCTGCTCGAGAAACTGGAGAAGCTCGCGGAGAAGCAGAGCAAGCGGACCGGGATGCCGGTGAACGTGAGCGCGGTGGCGCGGACGCTGCTGCAGGAACGCGCGTGATCGTCGCCTGCGACGCGCCCGACTGCGTGCGCGGTCTGGTCCACCGCGACGCCGACTGGGCAGACCCGTGCAAGGTCTGCGGAGGCGCCGGCGGCGTCCCGCTCGGCACGCTCTGCAGGCGGATCGGCGAGCACGAGTCGACGGTGAGGAAGCTTCTCAAGCCGGGCCGTCGGATGCGGCCGAAGGTGGCCGCGCGCATCATGGGGAAGGTCCTCGACATGGTCGCGGTGGCGCTATGACAGTCGAGCGCATCGGAGAGGCCGTTACTCCATGAGCAACCACTACCTGCTCGTCGACGACGCGCGCCGCGTCTACTTCGACTGCGAGAAGACGCTCATCATCGGCGGCGAGGACACCGGTCAACCAAACGCCATCACGGAGCAGCCTTTCGAGTCGTGGCTCCGCGCCGTCAACGGTGGCGACGACCCGCCCGAGAAGACCGATCGCTACCGCCTCGCGATCCCGGAGGGGCGAGCGCTGTACGAGTTCCTTGCGGCGAGCGGGTGGAGGGTCCGCATCGTCAGCCTCGATGACGACGACTACGACTCGATCTACGAGCCATGGGCGCGCGAGCACGGACAGGAAGGGTACAAGTGCATGGGGACGCTCGGAGATGGCTAGACGATGACGCTCCCGCTCTTTGAGTCCACCGCCCTCACGCAGGGCGCGCCACCCAAGAAGCTGCGCCCCTACCAGTCGCGCGCGCTCGTGGAGGTGCGCACGAGGGTGCTGCTGGGAAAGAAACGAATCCTGTGCGTGAGCCCCACCGGATGCCACGCAAAAGGGCAGCGCGTGATGATGTTCGACGGATCGCTACGCGCGATCGAGGAGGTATGCGTTGGCGACCTCCTCATGGGTCCAGACAGTGCACCGCGTAGAGTTCTAGCTCTCTGCCGTGGGTTCGGGCGCATGTACCGCATCATCCCGGTCAAGGGTGAATCGTGGATCGTCAACGAGGACCACGTACTGACGCTCGTGCGCACGAACGCAGACGGGCAACCTCACCGAAACGGTGAACTAGTGGACGTCACAGTCCGCGAATGGCTCTCGTGGTCGAAGTGGCGCAAGCACATTCACAAGCTACTCCGCGTCAGTGTCAACTTCCCAAGAAGTCGAGCGATCCTACCGATCGATCCGTACCTGCTAGGCCTCTACCTCGGAGACGGCTGCAGCAGGAACAGCTCCATGTCGATCTCCATAGGCACCAAACATGAAATAACCACCCCGATCGAGGTTCAAGCCGAACGGATCGGCTTGCGCGTGCGTCGAGATGAACGTGGGGGGGTGGACAACACCGTCCTCCACCTGGCCAACAAATCAAACGGCCCAAGGGGTGGCAGCCGGAATCGGCTCAAGTTGCTACTGGATCAGGTTGGACTCGAAGGTCTTGATGGTGGGTCGAAGTTCATCCCACACCAGTACAAGGTTGCCTCACGTAAGGATCGTGCTGCACTGCTGGCTGGTCTCATCGATACGGACGGATCGATGTCGCTCAAAGGCTTCGACTTTATCTCAAAGTCCGAGGCGCTATCTCGTGACGTCGCATTTTTGGCTAGGAGCCTGGGTCTAGCTGCCTACGTGTCCAAGTGTCGGAAGGGATGTCAGACCGGAGCGGTAGGGACCTACTGGCGGGTGTCAGTGTCCGGTGAAACGTCTGTCGTTCCGTGCAAAGTAACAAGGAAGAGAGCCGCAGCTCGCACACAAAAGAAGAATCCGCTTCGGACTGGATTCTCGGTAAAACGTGTGAAGGATGCAAGTTTCTACGGCTTCACTCTCGATCGAGATGGACGATACCTACTCGACGACTTCACCGTCACGCACAACAGTGGAAAGACTGTCCTGCTCGCGGCGATCATCAAGTCAGCGACGCTGCCAGTGCTCTTCGTGGCCCACCGCAAGGAAATTCTGGACCAGGCCGTGCGCCAGCTCGCCAACCAGGGGATCACCCACGTGGGCGTCATCCGCGGGAACGACGCACGTTACGACCCGTCGGCGTCCGTGCAGGTCGGCAGCATCGCGACGCTCGCGCGACGTGACAGGCCGTTTTTAGGCAAGCAAGTTATTGTAATAATTGATGAATGTCATAGATCTGCCTCCGACAGTTACAGGGAGCTCCTCTCTGCGTACGAGGACCCCATCGTCCTCGGCTTCACCGCGACGCCGGTGCGGCTCGACGGTCGCCCGCTCGGCGGGGATCTCTTCGAGGAGATCGTGCAGGTCGCGACGTACGCAGAGCTACTCAAGCACCCCGACTGGCTCGTCGCGCCCGACGTCTTCGCCGGCAGCGAGGCGGCTGACCTGTCGCGCGTGCGCAAGAGCGGGTCGGACTTCGACGAGGACCAGCTCGCGCAGGTGATGCGCGCCGACCGGCTCGAGGGCAACGTCGTCGAGACCTGGCTGAAGCGAGCGCACCTGCACCCCGTCTTCAACAAGGGGGTCCGCGTGCCCGGGGAGTTCGTCGATGGCGAGAGGCGCCGCACGATCGTGTTCGCGGTCAACGTCGAGCACTCGCTGTCGCTCGCGGAGCGGTTCGGGCGCGCCGGGGTGCGCGTAGCGCACCTCGACGGCAACACTCCGGAGGGCGATCGCGAGCGGATACTCAGCGACCTCGCCTCGGGGCGGCTCGAGGTCGTCACAAACTGCCTGGTCGCCGTCGAGGGGATCGACATCCAGGAAATCAAGTGTGTCGTGTGCGCTCGCCCGACGATGAGCATGACCGCGTGGAGGCAGATGTGTGGGCGCGAGATGCGACCGTGGTGCGGCATAATCCCACTCCTGCTCGACCACGCGGGGAACTTCGACCGACCCGGCCTCGGCTGCCCGTTCGAGGACGTCGCCTGGTCCCTCAAGGACCGCCCGAAACGGGCGGGCGGTCAGGAGATGATGCGCAAGTGCCCCGCGTGCGGCGGGTACTGCGGCGTGTCGCGCACGGTCTGCCCGCACTGCGGCGCGGAGATCCCCCGCCAGGAGCGGCCGCTCAGCGAGAGCGACGGGGAGCTCCGCGAGCGGCAGACCGAGCCCGAGGCGCTCAAGTGGGCGTTCTTCTGGCGGCAGGTCGTCATGGCCAAGAGCAAGGGGTTCAAGCCTGGCTTCGCGAGCGCGATCTACAAGGATCGCTACGGCGCCTGGCCTCCCCGGCACTGGTCCGAGAAGATCAAGGCGGACTTCGCGTCCGACGCGCTATGGCAGAGCCTCCTCGAGCGCCGCCTCCTGCGCAAGGCGGCCCGCGAGGAGCAGGAGGCGCTCGAGGAGCGGGCGCTGAGCGAGGCGACTCGCGCTCACGACGAGCGCGACGCCGCGGAAGAGGATCGCGCCATGGGGATCTCCGCGGAGGAGAACGCGCTCGCGAGGACGATCGACGCCATCGACGCGCCGTCCGACGAATGGGCCGAGGTCCCGACGGGCGAGCCGGTCGACGCGCCGTTCGCCGACTGGTTGGACGGCGAGGGGATCGGTTGACATCCGATGATGGATCAAGACGACTACACCTGCGAGCAGTGCCACCAGACAGTGGCCGTCCGCCCCGATCGCTCTGGCGGGAGACCGGCCTGCACCGGTCGAGCGTGAGCCGGATCGTCCGCGGCCTGCGCAGGAGAGGTTGGATCGCGAACCGACGCGGAGAAGGAGATCGATCATGCCCAGTTTCACGATAAAGGTCCCGAACTTCGACGACGGCGAAGACCTCGGCGAGTACGAGGCCGACTACCTGCCGCGCGTCGGCGACCCGTTCGTGCTCTGGCACCCGCGCGTCTGCCCGAAGAAGGACCAGGCGTTCTGCGGCGTGGTCTCGGGGGTGACGCACGAGGCGGTCGCGAAGGGGCACCCGTACTACAACGCCGGAATCGGTGCAGCATTCGTTGAGACGGTGGTGTGGCTCACCGAGGAGCTCGCCGCGCCGACCCTCTACTGCGACTGCACCGAGGAGGAGCGCGCGCGGTGGAGCGTCGGGCTCGACGGCAAGTGTGAGAGCTGCGGGCAAGCGAGGAGCCCGTGAGCACCACGTTCGCGGTGGCCGTGAAACTGCGCGGCGTGTCCGACCCTCGCGCCGACGACCCGGAGGCGGCCAAGCTGCTGGCGGTCCTCAGATCGATCACCGACGTCACCTTGCACGAGGACGGCGGCAAACGCTACCGACTCACCGGTGGTGGGGGCTACGGGAACCCCGAGTACACCGGCGAGTGTGCGGACGTAGTGTGCCTCTTCTTTCAGAAGAACGAGGACGGCTCCGGGGACCTGGCGGACTGCACCGAGGCGGACCGCGCTCGTGTGCGGGACGTCCTTCGCGCGCACCCGCTCGTCGAGCGGTTTCACGTGGGCGCGCTGCACTCCGGTGAGGAGTACGACAGTGGGGAGAACGCGCGCGTCACCTCCGCGCTCGTCCGCGAGTACGTCGCATCCTGCATGAAAAGGTGACAAGCAATGAACTTTCCCCCGCATGTCCTCGCCTCCCTCCTCAGGGAGGAGGGGACTTTGCTCGAGTATGTCAAGGCCACCGTCACCGCCGAGCAACTCTACCAGGGCGTCGACCTGCTGCGCACCAACGACAACGAGATCACGTTCATCGCCGGGCACATCGTCGAGGACCAGGTGTGGCAGAGCGTGCGCGTCTCCTCCGAGGACCCCTCGGTGAGCGTCGCGCTCTCGGTGGGCGAACGCATCGTGGGCGCGTTCCTGCCCGACGCCGTTCGCGTCACCGTCGGCAGGCAGCGCCTCGCGAAGATGATCCTCGTCACCCACGGGTCGGTCGTGCGCGCGACCGCACGGTCGGCCTCCGCGGCCGAGGCCACCACCGCGCGGATCGTGCTGGAGATCTTCGGGTGGAGCCTTACCCAGGAGATGCTCTCCACCATCGAGGACGCCCTCCGCCTCGCGGAGGCGTCGTGAGGCCGCTGCTCATCGGCGAGGCGAACCCGTACGGCGGCGATCCGGAGTTCGCGCTCTACCCGGCGCCCCCGAACTGCGCTGGAGATCGTCTCTGCCGGAAGGTGATGGGGCTCGACCCGGACGACTACCTCGATCGGTTCGATCGAACGAACCTCTGCCCGAGAGAGTGGCGAGCGCGCGAGGCGCGTGAGCGGGCGAGCACGATTCAGATCGAACGCAAAGGCGGTGTGCTCGTGCTGCTCGGCGCAAAGGTGACGCGCGCGTTCGGGATCTTCTTCGTCCCGTTCTTGGTTGAACAGCGCGGACCCGTGTGGCCTGCGGACGACACCTGCACCACGTACGTCGTGCTCCCGCACCCGAGCGGCCTCTCTCGCGCGTGGCACGCACCTGGGTCCTTCGACATGGCCAGAGAGACTCTTCGTAAGGCCGGGGTCCTACCCCAGTGACCCCGTTCGCCGCCGCTCTCCTCGCGTTCGAGCTGACGGCGGCGATGCCCCTCGCCGCGCTGGTGCTGACCCTCGCGCGGGAGTGGCCTGTGGCTGCGCCTGCAGTCCAGTCAGAGCCGGTCAACCCGCGGGCGGTCGCGCACGAGGCCGGCCACGCGCTCCTGGCCTGGCACTGCACGTCGGTGACCGGCGTGCTGCGCGTGGACGTCACGCGGTCCGCCGACGGTCAGCCTGGTGGGCACGTCCTGCTCAAACGCCTCGCGCGGAGGGCGCCCGACACGCTCTGGTGCGATCTAGTCGTGACGCTCGCTGGGATGGTCGGCGAGTGCGTGGTGTTCGGTAGTATGCGGAGCCTGAACTCCGCCGACGACCTCGCCCGTGGGCTGTCGCTCGCCCGATCGATCGCTGAGGTCGAGACCCATCCTCCGTGGCCCGACGTGCCCGCGTCGTCCTTCGCGTTCGGTGACATGTTCGCGGATCCGATCGACGGGGCGGTCCTCGGCGTGATGCGCGCCGGCTACGCGATGGCCCGCCACGTGACAACTCCCCTACCTGCCGCAAGCGGCGAGGTAGGGGCTTCTCGGATCTTCGAGCTGGACATTCAGCCCTCCCCGAACGCGGTGTCCCCGCGCTTGTACGTTGAGGGCCGCGTTGACGTCGCGGTCCAAAACGAGCCCGCAGCGCGGACACGCGTGGACGCGCACGTGGAGCCCTTTCGGGACCCTAGCGTGGCAGCCGCTGCATTCCTGAGATGTGCCGCGTGGGTCCACCCGATAGAACTCGCGGCCGGCGCTTTCAGCCTTGCTAGCGAGGATCGTGGTGAACTGAGCCCACCCGGCATCGTGTACCTGTTTGGCGAGACGCATACGCGCCAAGCCTTTGACGTTGAGGTCCTCCACGGAAATCGAGTCGAACCGCTGAACGATGGCGTGGGCGGTCTTGTGGTGAAAGTCGAGGCGCACCCGCTGGACGCGTGCCGACTGCTTGGCGAGAAGAACCACGGCCTTGCGCCGACGCTTCGACCCGCGCTTGCGTCGAGACACGCGACGCTGTGCCGTAGCGAGAGAGCGCTGCGCGACCTCGTAGGGTCGAGGATTGTCGACCGGCGGGCCGTCGCTGAGCGCGGCGAACGTGGTGATGCCGACGTCGATGCCGACGCTTTTGCCAGTGGCGGGCAGAGGTTTCGTCGGGACCTCGGCGCACGCAAAGACCACGTACCAGTGACCGTCTCCGTCGAGGGACACGGACGCTTGCTTGATGCGCCCCTCGACGTGACGATGGAGTTTGACCTTGACGTTGCCGATGCCCGCGAGCTTGACCCGGCCAGTCGGGAGAAGCCGGACGCCGTTGTGATTCGCTGCGTCCTTGAACGTGAAGGTTCGGTAGCGGCCACGCCCCTTGAACCGAGGGAAGCCCGGCGTCTCGCCAGCTTTGCAGCGCCGGAAGAACGCGCGGTAGGCACGGTCGAGTCGTGTGAGAACGTCCTGCAAGAGATGCGTATGGATCTCGGCGTACTCGGGCCGCACGAGACGAACACCGACAAGCTCTCGCATCTGGCTGTAGGCGGAGACGGTGACGCCAGCCTTGCGGTATGCGTCGCGGCGATGCTGGAGGGCAGCGTTGTACAACTCGCGGAGCCGTTCGATCGTTTCTCGCAGCGCGGCGTCCTGGGCTCGCGTCGGGTACAGGCGATAGCGGTAGACGCGGACCATGGCCGTACTATGCTTGGTTCGTGGCCCATACGCAAGCTCTCCACCGCAACGCAAACGCCGTTTACCGACTCGTCTACCACTTGGTTCTCGTTACCAAGTACCGCAAGAATGTGCTCACCGGAGCCATGCTCGACCGGGCCTCGACCATCCTCGGCACTCTCTGCGAAGCGTGGGAGGGGTGCCTGCTCGAATGCTCCGGAGAGGTCGACCACATCCATGCGCTCATCGACCTGCCGCCGAAGGTGCGGCCGACGGACATCATCAACAACCTCAAGACCGTTACGAGCCGCCGGCTGCGCGCCGAGTTCCCCGTTCTTCGCTCGGCCTACCGAGGCAAGCCTGTCCTCTGGTCGCCGAGCTACTGCATCATCTCGGCGGGAGGTGCGCCTATCGAGATCCTCAGGCAGTACGTGGAGAACCAGAAGAGACCGGACTAGGGCCGCCCCCGCTCGCTCCACCCGAGTGGACCCCCGCCTGCGGAGCGAGGCGGGGGCTTGCCGTTTTGCGGTCATCACGGAGCGGATCCAGCAGTTCTGCAGGCTCATGGCCGCGCTGTCACCCGGACTCGCGCTCGGGGAGAGCGAGCTTATGGCCGCGCTCGGCCCGCGGCCGTTCTCCCAAGTCATCGTCGCCGTCCTGGCGGCGACTGGGTCCAGCGTGCAGGCGCGGTTCGTCCTCCGTGGGCCTTAGGTCGCCTCAGCCTCTCCGGACCGCGGGCGCGTCGCGGTGAGTCACGAGGGTCCTCGATTGTTCTGGAGCTCGCGCGTGAGCTTCTGAGCCTCTTCAATCGTGGCGCTGTTCGCGCACCAACCGTCTCGCCCATGAAGGCCCACTGGACCGACGCTTGGCGGCATGTGCAGAGCGAGACAATCGACGCACTTGGGAGTGACGAGTCCCATTCCACAGTCGGTCAGGACGGTGCGAGCGTGCCGGCACCCACTCAGCCGCTCGACCGCGAGCTGGTAGTCCCGCTCCATCCGCCACGACATGTAGCGACCCCACGCGAGTCGAGCCGCGTCGCGCCCGAACCCGCCCACGGACACGCCAAGCAGAAAGAGAACGATCGGTTTGATCATGTTGCTTGCTTACCATTGACGACCGCGCGCACGAAATCGTCGCCGCTCATCCGGTCGAACGCCTCGCACGTCGGCTGCGCGTGCAGACCCCACCGTACCGAGACCGCCCGCCCGCAGAATGGGCACTGACCGCTCGCGTCAGCCCTGATCGTCTCGGCCTTGCGCTCGACTTCGTCAACCATCGTCGTTTTCCTTTCGGTCGTTTGCCGCCGGCTTGAACCGCATGGCGATCCTGATCCTATCGTCGTCCCACCCCCACTCCGTAGCCAGCGCGCGGGGATCATCTCCGCGGAGCTCGACATGGTGGAGCGCCTGCCCGTCCGCGCGCGCCTTGGACTGGCGGTGCTTCGCCAGCGCCCTGGCCCTCCCTGAGCGCGCCTCGGACCACCCCAGGGCCTTCGTGGCGGTCCGCCACTCGGACTCGTCCATGTCGAACAGGACGACTGAGTCTGCATCGGTCTGCTCGTCCGCCGTGGGCTGGCGAGGTGTGGCGGGTGTGGCGGATCGCTTTTCGAGGTGTGGCGGAGGCTCCGCCACACCTCCGTCTCTATAGTTACCGTCAGTTAGACCACGTGTGGCGGGTGTGGCGGGTGTGGCGGAGCTACTTCCGCCACTCCCCCCCGGTGTGGCGCGTGTGGCGCCATCACTAGGGGGTATGGGGGATTTTTTTGGACCGTCCAACATAAACCGATCGGTAGACAAGTCACCACCGTCTGGGTCAGGTTGTGGGGCGTACTGCCCCGAAGGGTAGTGCTTCAGGTCCTTCGGGTTGATCCGGTTGACGGTGATGGTGTGGGATACGTTCTCACAGTAGGTGATCGCGGCGTCGGCCCGCTCCCTCCCACACTCACCCAGCTCGGCGGCCATCGACGCTCGGAGCTGACGCGAACCGATCCCTGGGCACTGGGTGACGACCCGCAGGCACGCGTCCCGGTCTCGGACTCGCTGCTGCTCCTTCGAGTCCGCGGCGGCGGCTCGACGCTGGTCGGCCTCGGCCTCAGCCTGCCGCTTCCCCTCCTCCTTCTGGAGCCTCTTCTGCTCCTTCGCGTTGTCGGCCTTGCTGAGGGCCTCGACGACGGCGTCTCCGCCGTCGCGGGCGGGCTCGTAACGGAAGCCAGTGAAGTGCATCGGGGTCCACCGCGCGCCCGTCGCGCGACCTTTGGCGGTCACGAACACGACGCTCTCGCCCTGGCCGTCGACGTAGGTGTCCGGCACGCGCGAGAGGACGCTCACGCTGTCGGCGCCGTACTCGATCTCCCCGCTCTCCTTACCGAGGCCGACGAGAACGTCGGGGACCGTGACGCGCCTGTTGACCAGGCGATCCTTGTCGTAGTCCCACCGGAGGTCGGCGCTCATCACCATCGGCCAGAGCCCGTACTTGTCGCGCGCGACCGAGGCGACGACGAGGATCGCGATGTTGTGGTGCGTCGCCACCTCGCGCAGGGCGTAGGCGGCGCGCCCGATGCGCTCTCGGAGGTCGAGGGTCTTGTACTTACCGTCCTCTCCCTCCTCGGGGCCGATGATCTGCAGGTAGTCGAGGACGATGAGGATCGGCCTCGACCCGGGTCCGCCCGAGTTCATGGTCTCGGACGGGGGCGGCTCCGGGTACTTCTGCCGGAGCGCGGCGGCGAGCGCGTGCACCTTGCTCGCCGGCCAGCCCATCGGGTTCCTGTTGATCGGGTGCAGCGGGAGCTTCCTGTCGGCTAGTTCCAGAGCGACCGTGGCCGCGCGCTTGAGCGCCTCATTGTTGGTCTGCCCGGTGTAGAGGTTGCTCCATCTGAGCTCCGCCTCCTCCGCGACCACGCGCAGGTCGAACTGCAGGTCGTCCATCTCGAGGCCCACGTAGGCCGTCGGAACGCCCTCTACGGCGGCGTGCTTGCAGATCTGGAGGACCGCGGCGGTCTTGCCGACCCCGGTGCCCGAGCAGAGGATGTGTAGCCCCGGCCACAAGCCCCCGCCGAAGTGCTCCTTGAGCTCGTCCCATGGCAGCGGCACTGGTTTCTCGATGCCGATCCAGCGGCGAACGGCGCGCGCGACCGACCGGGTGAGCCGCTCGTCGAGCGGCGTCAGGAACTCGGCCCCGTAGTCCTGCTGCTGCTGCTGCACGGCGGCCGCGCGCTCGCCCTCCGTCGCCGCCTCCGCGATGGCCGGCGGCGGCACCTCGTGAAAGGTGGGGATCCCCAGGCCGAACCGGTCGCTGATCGCGATCACGGCCTCCTTCGGAGACAGCCCCTGCACCTCGGCGACGAGGTCGATGTTCGTCCGGAACCCGCCGCGCCCGCGGTCCTTGCACCTGTTGTGGTGGCACTTGAGCCCGCGGTTCAAGACCGCGACGCCGCTCGTCTCTCCGCATCCCGGGCACACGACCTCGCCGCGCGGGTTGTAGAGACCGAGCCAGTCGGCCACCTGCTGCGGCTCGACGTCGTTGGCCCGCGCGAACGGCGAGTCGGGGTTGTCGCGCATCCCGGTGACGACGCTCGTCGCCTGCGGCTGCGGCTTGACGCCGAACGCCTTGTCGATGGCCGCGCGGCCGGCGGCGTCCGACGCCTCCCAGATGACACGCGCCAGCTCGACGAGCTTCTCCAGCGAGACGCGCGTCACAACCTCCGGAGTGACAATGGCGGTCCGGCGGTGCGGGCGGTCCTCGACGCCCGCCGCACCCTTCTTCTTCAAGGTCCCGCACGCGGGCAGGATGCGCTTGGCGTCGAAGAGCTTCTCGTCGACCGTGACCTCGGGCGTGTTGAAGAGGTGCGCGAGGCCGACGAGCAGGCCCGCGCACGCGTTCTTCGACGGGTCGTTGACCGGCACCGCGTCGAGCGCGATGTGGATCTGTCGGCCGTTGCCCGAATGCAGGTACGCGAGCGAGCTCTCGCCGAGGTGGTGGGCGAGGAAGCTCCAGGCGTTCTGTGCGACGCGTACCGACCGCTGCATCTCCTCCTCGGTCGCCGAGATCGCGCTCGGCCGCTTGACGTCGAAGTCGACGGCGAGGATGAGGCGCGCCTCGACGTCCGAGTCCGTCGTGCCGACGCCCTTCGGGATGTCGAACCAGTGCCCCGGCGCCGCGTGCCGCGACTCGACCCCGGCCCGCAGCCGCGCCGGCATGATGTACACGCCGTGCGCGATCCACGAGTCGGCCTCGGCGCAGAGCGCGACGGCCATCTCCGGCCCGCGCGCGTGCGCCGCGCGCGACTTGTCGAACGAGTCGTTCGGGTAGCGCCGGACGCCGAGCGCCTGGAACTCGAAGACCACCTCCGCGGCGCCCACGAACGCGAGCTGGCGGCGCAGGTTGTCGGCCAGTCCCCGCTCCTGGGCGGCGCGCAGGCGCTCCTCGAGCGAGGAGTCTCCGGTCTTGGGAGGCGGTACGGGCGGCGGGGCTCCGACCGAGCTCCCATCGTTCGGCGGCGAAGGAGCGCCATCGGTATCGGACGGTGGCAGAGACACCCCACCACCGGCCTCGACCTTCTGCGATGCCACGAGCTTCCAGAACTCGTCGGGCGGCATCGGCTCGTGGCCGTCGTCGGACATCACCACTCTTGCCGGTTGCGAGCGCGAGCGCGGCTCGCGACCGAGATATCGGTCGTCATCAAAACTCTCCCGGTGTGCACGTCAAGAAACCGCCGCCCCGGGGAGAGGACGCGCTGTCGGGCCCGCACGGTAGCAATCGCGGGTGGGAGGGCCCGCCCGTCGAACACCATCGCGCGACCCCTCTCCGGGGAGGCGAAGCCGCCGGGTTGCTAGACCACGCGGCTCGACGAGGGACCTTACGAAAGCAGACTCGACCCCGTCAAGAAAAGTTTGCAATTCGCCAGCACGCGGCTCGCGATCCACCAACGCGGCGTGCATTCGCCAGCAGTCTCCGGGTGATAAGCCGGATCACGTGAACTCGACCATCAGGATCAAGTTCGCACCGCACTCTGGACAGTCGATGGAGAGTGTGATCGGTCGCTTGACGGCAGATCGGTCGGCGCGCACCACAGTCGGCAAGCGCCACCCGCACACGGAACATCGGGCGACGTCCTCGATCGCCGCGGGCTGATCGACCCTTTTCTTCTTGGGTCTGCGAAAAGGGAGGACTGTCACGCTCGTCATCTCGCGCTGAGCGACGCCAGATCCGGCCTCATGTGCCCGAGGCCCCATACGCCGACGATGAGCCCGATGACCACGACGCGCATAGCGAGCAGCCAGCAGTCGCGGCGTCCGAGCGAGTCGTAGGCGAGACGGGCCAAAGGATTCATGGCTCTCCGCGGAGGGCGGCCTCGAAGCACTTCTGCACGAGCCGGAGCGCGCCGTGGCCGAACACGTGCGCGAGGATGCTGCCGCTCTTCCAGACGCCCTCGCCGCGAACGAGCCCCTTCGGGTCCGCCGTGCACGATGTGCCCCGCACAGCCGGCTTGGACAGAGCGTAGCTGTAGTCGCTCTCGTCGTGGTCGCCGCTGACATGCCAGATCGACGCGACTTGGATCACGCGACGCGCCTCCTTGCTACCGTCCGGCCAGACCTCGACGCTGACGACGATCATCCTGCGACCCTTTCGAGCGCCTCGAGAACATCCCGGATCTCCTCGAGCCGGTCGACGGCGAGGTTGTACTTGCGGCTGAAGACAGGCACGCGATCGATGATCTCCTCGGCGGCATCGCGCTCGCGCTCGATGAAGCCCCGTACGAGGCGCCTGTCGAGCGGTTCTTCGGCTACCCGCCGGGTCGGCGGCGGCATCCGGCGGCGGAGAACTGCACGGGCTTGATCTGTCGTCATGGCCATCAGGGATTCCTCCGCCTGGAGAACACGAAGTCGTACCAGTAGAGACCGCGTCCGCGCGCAGCTTTTCGATAGTCCGTTGTCCGGTCCGCCGCGTCTCAACCCACACCTCGTCTACCCTCGGCTTCCCAGGCGGCGAGCACCTTCGGGTCGCTGCACCACGGACAGCAGATCGCGATCTGCGTCCCGACGTGGCCGACGATCGGATCCTCCAGCTTCCCGTGGTGCGGGCACTCCGGGAACATCGCGGCGACGCGCTCTAGCTCGGCCGCTGCCTCGTGCATCCCCTTCTCGCGAGCGCGCCGTAGGATGGTCGATTTCCGAAGAACCTTGGGAGCACCGTCGAAGCAGCCGAAGCGGATCACGGGCGCCTCCGCCTGGCCTCGACACGGCGGCGAAGCGCGTCCAGGTGCGCATCGACCGCCTCAGCGTTCACACTACGTACCTCCGGCTGCTCGCCGGCGCGTGCGGCGGTGTCGAACGCTTCACACACGGGTTCGTCATGCACGACGGACTGCGCTTCGTCATCCACCGTGACCAACGCTCCGCATCCAGGACACTTGCCATTCCGTCGGCTCATCGTTCCACCGCGCGCACTGGGTTCGTCCCTACAGCGACGCATACAGAGCGTCGATCCACGACTTGCGTTCGTCGGCCCTCTCACGTGCGCACCGAAGCGCGAAGTCCCGAAACGTGAGGTCCGCCCGTTCCTCGATGATGGCGGTGTACCCGGTCGGCATGGCTCGTTACCTTTCTTGCAGTTGTTCGCTGTCCGCGCGCACGCGGGTGCGGCAATCGTCCTTACTTTGCCTCACGCAGGCGCGCCGTGACGTACTCCTCCAGCAGAAGTACGTAGGCGGCCGAGTCCACCGGAGGCGCGTCCAGAAGCTCCTCCAAGGAGTCCAGCACCTGAGACGCTGGTCGTCGCTCGACGGCGATTCGAGCTATCGCCTCTCCAATCTCTTTGCCGGAGCGAAGCCCACGTCGCTCCACCTCGGCTCTGGTCATGATCGCCATCTCCTCGGGCACGACCTCGTAGCACCATGCCAGGAACGCTCGCGGCTCTTCGCTTTGTGACATCGTTTCCTCTTGAATTGCGCGCTCGATGGGTGAGTTTCACGGCCTTTGATTCTTGCCGCGCACCTCGGCAGCATCCAGCATGGAAGTCAAGGTCGCTACGCAGCGGTAGATTCTAACTCGGGCGTTGCGTTCGACAACAACATTCGCTACGGTTGATAGCGCCAATGCCGGAAGAGACGTACGACATCGTACTCGGAGCGCGAGTCTCCAAGCGCATCCGGGACAGGATCCTGGTCGAGCAGGGGCGCATCGCGAAGGCCAACGGCATCAAGCCGAGCCTCAACGAGGTCGTGCGGCTGCTCATCGAGCGCGGGCTCGAAGCGAAAGGGAGACGTCGATGAGCGATCGAGCAGCAGTGTCTGCCGTCATCGCGTGCGTCACGATCGTGTGCGCGGTCTACGCGTTGGTCTACTTCGAACGCGCGCGTCCTGGGCCGTGTGTCGATGAGGTTCACGCGCCTGACGGCTACTTCACCAAGTGCAGTGACCCGCGAGCGAGACTCGTGGTGCCGTCCGGGTGGACGTGGTTCAAGTGCGAGTGTCCGGAGGTGCGCCCGTGAAGCTAGTCGTCATTGAGTCTCCGTACGCGGGTGATGTGGATCGGAACCTCCGTTACCTCAGAGCCGCGATGGCGGACTGCCTCGCGCGCGGCGAGAGCCCCTACGCGAGCCACGGCCTCTTGACCCAGAGAGGCGTCCTACGTGACGACGTCCCTGAAGAGCGCGCGCGCGGCATCCGCGCCGGATTCGCGTGGGGCGAGCACGCAGACCTGATCGCCGTCTACGAAGATCTCGGTGTCACGTCGGGGATGCTCGCCGGCATCGAGCGCGCGCACAAGCGCGGGCAGGTGGTCGAGCGGCGGCGCCTGCCGGGTTGGGACCGACAGACGCGACTGACGCAGGTGGCGCAGCGCGCGGAGCGCACTCGGTGGATGTGGCAGCGCATCGAGAACGGTCTGCACGGGTACGACGTGGTGATCTTTGGGACTCGATACGGGGGAGCGTACGAGGGTGGTGAGTGGATCGCATGGGTCGGTGATCCCGGGTGGCTGGATCATCACCAGTCGGGCGACATCGCGTGCAAGGAGTTCTGGAGCGACTACCGGGATGCGCCGATCGGGCGCGGCGACTCGCCGCAAGCCGCGTACGAGCATCTGGTTCGGGTAGCCGTGACCGCCAAGGGTCAGGTCGCGCCACCGGTCGACGGGGGCGGTTGAGTCGTGAAGCACCTGACCCACCACTTCTGGCTCACCGATGACGGTGCCACGCTCTGCAAGCCGTGCGGTGCGACGTACCGCGCCTCCGCGTCATGACGACCCCGTCCGAACATGGTCGCGCGCGCGCGCCGTTCGTCTTCGCCAAGCTCTCGCCGGTGATCCCGAGCGAGGTCTACGACACGTACTGGCGGTTCGCGTGCGAGCGCCAAGCCATCTTTTTCCGCCGCATCCAGGAGCCCCTAGGACAGTGGACGAAGGACCCGATCCTCGGCGCCTACAAGTTCACGAACGCCTATCGCGCATCGGATCGGGTGAGCCAGTTTCTCATCCGGCGTGTGATCTGCGAGGGGGACCAGGCACCGCGCGAGGTGTTCTTCCGCACCCTGCTGTTCAAGCTCTTCAACCGCATCGACACCTGGTCTCTCCTCGTGCGCGCCTTCGGAGGCGTTTCGTTCCGGGAGTTCCGTTTCGAACGATACGACGAGCTCCTCTCCCGCACGATGGCGGGCGGGGATCGGCTCTACTCCGCCGCGTACATCATGCCCGCGACGCCGTCGGAGTCTTCGATCGACCCCGCTGCCGTCGCGACATCGCGAGCATCGTCGTAGGCGCGTACTACGACGCGGTCGGAGTCTTCGATCGACCCCGCTGCCGTCGCGACCTGCCCGTGACCGGCGTGACGATGGACGATATGGCGTCGGAGTCTTCGATCGACCCCGCTGCCGTCGCGACTAGTGCACCTGCGGCGGCGCCCGCGGCTGTTAGCCCGTCGGAGTCTTCGATCGACCCCGCTGCCGTCGCGACGGTCCGCGGGTGACGGAGACCTCGGCGCGTGACTGGGTCGGAGTCTTCGATCGACCCCGCTGCCGTCGCGACGTCGGGCCCGTCATTCGACGGTGGCGAGATCCACGGTCGGAGTCTTCGATCGACCCCGCTGCCGTCGCGACTCTTGCGGGTGGTGAAGGGGGACGACGCCGATGGTCAGTGTCGGAGTCTTCGATCGACCCCGCTGCCGTCGCGACTCACAAACGAAACGGAGACGCTCGGTCAGGTGGTGGGTCGGAGTCTTCGATCGACCCCGCTGCCGTCGCGACTAGTGCACCTGCGGCGGCGCCCGCGGCTGTTAGCCCGTCGGAGTCTTCGATCGACCCCGCTGCCGTCACGACCAGCTCCCCGGTTGGCGAGCAGGTCCCAACGTGCCCCCCGTCGGAGTCTTCGATCGACCCCGCTGCCGTCGCGACCCCGAGTGTCCCCGCTAGCGCCGCAAGATGGCATCGTCGGAGTCTTCGATCGACCCCGCTGCCGTCGCGACCAGAGAGCGGCTCCCCCGCAAGGCAGGTCCCTCCGTGTCGGAGTCTTCGATCGACCCCGCTGCCGTCGCGACGCGCTGCGCGGCTATTAAGGCCACTGCCTCGAGATGTCGGAGTCTTCGATCGACCCCGCTGCCGTCGCGACTTGCGCGCGCGGACGAGTGGCTCCGCCGGCAGCAACAAGTCGGAGTCTTCGATCGACCCCGCTGCCGTCGCGACTTGGCGTCACCTTCGGAGGCGAGGCGAGACGATGGAGCACGTCGGAGTCTTCGATCGACCCCGCTGCCGTCGCGACCCCGAGTGTCCCCGCTAGCGCCGCAAGATGGCATCGTCGGAGTCTTCGATCGACCCCGCTGCCGTCGCGACTTGGCGCCGTGAACGCCGGCCAGACCGCGAGCGGCGTGTCGGAGTCTTCGATCGACCCCGCTGCCGTCGCGACGCCGGGGCAGATGGGCAACAGCGAGGTGGGTCACCTGTCGGAGTCTTCGATCGACCCCGCTGCCGTCGCGACCGCGGGTGCGAAGCGCACTTCCAGCACAGCTTGATGTCGGAGTCTTCGATCGACCCCGCTGCCGTCGCGACCAGGGGCGTCAGGGCGGAGGTGGTCGGGGATGGCGGTCGGAGTCTTCGATCGACCCCGCTGCCGTCGCGACCTCAGGAGGTCTTCCGCCATGGCTCTCGTCGATCGGTACGTCGGAGTCTTCGATCGACCCCGCTGCCGTCGCGACGCCGTCGAAGAGGGCGAGCATGACCGGGCTGTGGTCGTCGGAGTCTTCGATCGACCCCGCTGCCGTCGCGACAGCCGCTTATAAATTGTCAAGGATCCTTGGTCGTTGCAGACCTACTTTCGAGCGCTCGCCACCCGGACCTTCTTGGCGGCTCCCATCCGGCGCGCACGCGCCCACCGTTCACTCTTCTTCGCCTTGTCTTCTGCATCCTTACCGTCGTCGCGAGCGGCCGCCACGATCTTCGCGTCGCCGGGCCGCTCGCACCACCGCTGGAGCAGCAGCGGGGCCGCACCCTCCCGGTCCTGGTCCCACTCGTGACCACACGTGCAGCGCAGGCGCACCCGCAGGGCGGGCTCCCGGTCGGCCACGAGCCCACACGCCGGGCACGTGCTGGTCGTGTACGCGGCGTCTACGGCCGCGATCTGGGTGCCGCGACGCGGAGCGGTCGATATCAGGCAGTCGCGCAGTTCGCTCACGGCGGCGAGCTGGCGGTTGCTGCGCGCGACCTCGTTCTCGGCGTCGTCCGCCCCGGTCGCTTTCCGGGTGGCGACCACCCGCAGGTCGAACTGCTCGATCACGATCGTGCCGTACGCGCGCGTGAGCTCCGCGGCGAAGCAGCGGTACTTGTCGCGCCGGCGTCGCAGCCCGCGCACGCGACACGCTTCCTCGGTGGCCCACCGCGCCCAGTCACCCATCGCCCACGCCCGGACAGCCTGGAGCGCGGCGTCCTCGGCGGCGTCTCGGTCCGGCCGCTCACTCTCCCAGCGACGGAGCAGGCGGACCAGCTTGGCCGGGCGGCGCCACGCGTGCATCACGCGCGCGGCGTCCCGCATCCACTCCGTCGCGACCGGAGAGACATTGATCCACCGCTTCAGGTTCGTCTTGCAGATGTCGAACGCGCGGTCGCGCTCGCTGCGCACGTCCGCGTGCATGCGGAGCACGTGGACGTCGGCAACGGTCAGCCGTAGCTCGCCGCTTTTCCCGTTCGAGTCGTGCCAAGCCGCGACGCGGATCGCCCCGTCTATCAACCGCCAGCCCACGTCGACGGCGACGGTCGGGCGGTCCGGGACCTGGGGAACGGTCACGGTATCCGGCGTGTTGACCGTCAGGCAGAGGCTCCACTCACTGTGCGGCCCGCGCGCGCGCCGGTGGACGGCGGCCCAGGTGATGGACGCACCGGCCGGTAGCGGCCGGTGGTAGTCGAGCCGGAATGTCGCCCAGATCGGCCGGCGATGCTCGTCGGTGTCTACGCACAACCTGAGCTCGCCGTGCCGCGCCGCACGGTCACGCACCCAGCGCGCTGGCGTGCCGTCGGGTCGCGTCGCCGGCGCAGGCTGGTCCGGCTCACCTTTACGACCTGGCAAGATCCCCGGTGGACGGCGGCCGCGACCGCTCCCTACGATGCTATCCTCTCGACGTGGGGGACGCGCTGCGAGCGTAGCGCTCGCGAGCCACTCTTCGGGCCACGGGGGGGCACCGATCCGCAGCCTGGAGTCCTTCTGCGCGAGCGCTCCCTCGACCGTCAGCGGTCGAGTCGACTGGATCTGCACGCCCACGGTCCCCGAGCCGTCCCACGGTGGCGGCAAGTCCGGGTCGTGCGGCGTGACGCCGTCTTTATCGTAGAGCGGCGCCGCACAGCTCGCGCGGTGCGCGCGCTCGACGATCAGGTACGTGCCCCACCACACACCCGAGTGGTGGCGGGCGTTCTTGACGATCTCGTTAGCCATCGTGTCGATGGTGTCGATCGCGTCGCGCAGCGCGCGCGCCTCCGCCGAGGCGTGCGGGCACGGGTTCTGCTCGCTCTTGAGCTTGCGGCACTCCTTGCACTGCGACGCGTAGCGCGCCCGCACCGCGTAGAGTTGCTCGCGCGCCTGTTTGCCCGCGGCGCGCGCGGCGGCGATCTGCAGGCGCGCGGACGCCGTCTCGCTGCGCGATCGGGTGACCTTGCGCCCGACCCGGATCTCGGCGCCGAGCCACTCGCACGCCGCCGCGATCCCGGCGACTTTTGCTTCGGCTGCCTCCATCTCCGCGCTGCAGGTCGACCGCGCCAGGCGCTCGGCCCACCGCCGACCGCGCTCGATGAGCGCGAGGTTTTTGCGGTACGCGTGCGCGCGCCACATCTGCTCATGGACGACGTCCGCGCCCTCGCGGGGCGCGGTGACTCCGTTGCGAAACACCAGTGTAGTCATGGCTTTATCTCCCTACTTTCAGAGTTTTCGTGGGTCGTGTGGCCAGCCAATATCGGCTGCACGTTGGTGGCTGCGACGAACGGCGTCGACGTTGTCCTGGTTTGACTCCGTCAACGAGATCCGCTTCTCGCTTCGCGAGCGTCGCGCGCTCTCGGTCAGATCCAGACCAGCGAGGAGCTCGTCGACGGTCGGTGGGTCATCCGGTTCGGTGTACGCGCTGACCTCGAGCCCGCGCGCGCGCCATACCTCAGTGACCCTGTCGACATCGTTCACGTGGATGCGTAGCCGGACCATCCCGTGCTTGTTGGTGTCGTATCCGAATAGGATCATGACATCACCAGCGTGAGGCCGACGTGGCAGCGCTCGAGGCGCTTGATCCGGTTGATCTCGTCGATGTTGACGATCGATCCGAACTGCGCGCGCATGCGCGCCTCGAACCGGCGGGTGACCTCGGGCCAGACAGCGTCTCGGTAGTGCCAGTTGCTAGCGTGGGCGACGAGCTCGCGCGCCATCGGCCAGGCGACCTCCTGGCAGCAGTCGAGCAGCGCGGCCACGGCGTCGACGGCGGCGCGCTGCCCGGCGGGGTCGCGCCTCGCCCAGAGCTGCCAGCAGTGCGCGACGGCGAGCAGGGCGTGGACGTCGGGCGGGGTGAGCGGCGTCAGGTCCCAGCCGCGACCCTTGAGCCAGTGCAGGGCGTCCTGGCAGTGGGGGATGGAGAGGTTCACGAGTCACCCGCCAGCTCGATCCGCTCGTCGATGAGGTCGGAGATAGCTGTCACGATCCCCCTCGCGCGCGCCACCTGTTCCGCCTCACCGCGCCGGGTGAAGGCGACGACCAGGACGCTCCGCACGATCGGCACGAGCGCCTCGGCGGCGGTGCCCAGCGGCCTACTCGCCGCGGGGTCCGCGAGCTCGCGGCACGGAAAGTCCATGTACTCGCCGACCACGAACTCGCCGGCCATGTTGAACACCATCGGGTCGTCCTCGCGGGGCGGATCGTGGTTGTACTCCGACTTGAACAGTGTCTGGCCGCTGTCGAGGCGGAGCAGTCCTGGGCGGGCCGTGCGGACGGTCCTCATCGCAGGCCCTGCAGGGCAGCCATCACCCTCGGGTCCGACGCCACGAGCCGAGTGAGAGTGGGTGTGGTGTAGTGGAGGCGGCGCGGCAGCTCCACCGACAGCGTGGCCCCGCAGTGGCAGTTGCGAAGCTCCAGGGTCGTAGGAGTCGGGTGATCGGAGTCGAGGACGTCGTCGTCGTGGTAGCCGACGAGCGACAGCGCGCGCCACGCCGCTAGGTCGATGACGGTCCGGCAGATCGTGCAGGTCTTCATGAGCGTGCTCCCTTGGTAGCGTTGCGGAAGAGGTGAACCAACCCGCGTAGGGAGAGGGCGAGACGGCTCGCCTGCTCCTCGCGAGCCTCGAGCCAGCGGAGCAGTGCGCAGAGATCAGGGTCGACGCTGGCGATCGGGTACGTCGTCCACATGTGCTGCCCACACACGCGAGCCTCAAGCACGACGAGCACGCGGTCGCGCGTGAACGGGATCACCTCGATCTTCATGGTGCCATTCGAGTAGTTGTGCAGGCGAGCTAGGGTGACGGTCAGGTGGCGGGTGACGTTCATGGTCTGGACTTTCGTTCGTTCATCTTGCGCTCGACGACCAGATGGATCGGGCTCGCGCTGCCTGGCGCGCGCGCGTGCTGCGTCTCGTTCTCCGCGAGCGCAGCGACGATGTCCGCTTCGGTCGTGCCCGGCCGGAACGCCCACTTCTTCGTCGCGAGGGCCGTCCGGAACGAAGTGGGGGCAGCCAGCGAACGCGCAGGCCCCCAGGAAGGGCTCCGTGCACACACGGGATGGCGTCACCAGGCGGCGGTGGAGGCGGCTTGTGCGCGGATTGAGCAGCTCGACGCTGCTGGGACTGACGGGACTCCCTAGTCGCATCCATGCACGCGTCGACCGCGCGACGCGCCAGCGCCATCCCCACCGCGAGGTGCGCGCGATACACCGGGCCGCCGGGGAGCCCCGAGCACTCCGGGTCGACCGCGAGCGTGATCTCGCGGCTGGAGAAGCCGAAGTTGACGACGTCGGTGACGACGACATAGGGCGCGTGGGCCACGATCCGCCGCACGTACGCCTCTACCTCGTCGAGGTTCGAGCAGTGGAAGTGGACAGAACGTCCACTACCGCCGCAGCCGTAGTTCCGGCCGTCTACGCGCATCGCGGGCGCGGACCCCTCGGCCGCGAACGCCGCACGGATGGTCGCTGCGAGGTGCTTGTTCACGCGGGCTCCATGCCAGTCTGCTCGCGAGCGGCGGCTATACACGCCTGCCGCATCGTATCGGCGATGTGGTGGATCGCTGCGTACTGAATGGACTTGATCCGGTCTTCCGTGTCTTCAGGCAGACCCACGTCCATCGCCTCCTGCTTGGCGGCAGCGAAGATCTCCGTGAGGCAGTGGTCAGCGGCCCACTGGTAGAGCGCCTGGGTGTAGACCTCGACGCGCGAGTCCGCGTGATCGTGCACGCAGTCGTCGTCGTCGTCTGAACCGGCGAAAGTACCCTCGTCAAACGCCTCGACGGCCGCCTTGCACTCGGCGTAGACCCAGTCGCTCGGCAGTGTGTCCAGGTGAGCGTCACGTACCGTTTTGCGCAGCCACGCGGGGACGTCCTCGGCGAGCGTGACGTAGGGCACACCGTCGTCACGTGTGCGGATTACGAAGTTGGATGCGAAGGTCGTGGGCATCGATGGTCTCCTCTTTTGGGTGGGTCGGGGTTTAGGTGCATCCCAGCGCCGGCAGGACGGTCACCGCCCAGCCGGCCTTACGGTAGAAGCGGGTCGCGATGGCTGCGGCCTGCACCGAGGCGCAGGCGTGTCGGTGGACGAGGCCGCGCCGGGCGGCCATGACGAGGTAGGTCTTCACGACGGTTCCCTCTCGTGGAGCTTCGCGCACTCGGGGCAGAGGCCGCCGCCGCTCGCGATGAACTTCTTGAGCCACCTCTGCCCATCGGCGTTCAGTCGGACGAACCCGCCAGAGGTCGCGCCGCAGAGTCGGCTGACGCGCGATCGGGCGCCCATGACGTGGATGTTCTGGGGTTGTGCGTGGCGACGCGTCATCGTGTGCTCCCTTCATCGCAGGCCTGTTTCCAGGCTCGTTTGACCTTCGCGAGTTTTTCCTGAGCGACCAGTAACCTCTTCTCCGCTGCCGCCACCGATCGCTCGGCCTCCATGATCTCGCGAGGACCGCTCACGAGCGTCTTGAGTGTTCCTTTGAGGAACATCGGTAGGGCGACTGAGGATGGGACGATGCGGACGATCATCGGAATCAAGCTGCCAACTTGGCGAGCCCCTCCTTGATGAGCGCGTCGATCGGCTCGCGGTCCGCGCGGTCGCCGAGTCCGGCGACGAACGCGCGGACGGCCGGCGCGTGGAACCTCATGCCGACGAGCGCGAACGTGATGCGCGCGCGCGCGTCGACCGGCGTTCGCCGGCCAGGCTGCGGGACGACCCGCAGAACCACTGGCGTGGCCGTAGATCGTTCCGCGCGCGCCCGGACGGCGCGGGCTGCCCGACCGAGCAGGGCGGCGGCAAGCCGCACGACGGTCGCCACGAGCTCGAGGAGCGCGGCGGCCAGGGAGACGACGGCGACGTACAGGCGGACGGTGGCGGTCTTCGCGCTCATCGGGATTCTCCTTCAGTAGAGGACGCACCCGCTCTGCGGGTCGCGGCGGGTGAGACCGAGCGCTAGCGTCGACGCCTCGGCGCCCTGCTCCAGCAGCTCGTGGAGCCAGAGCCACGGGTACTTCTTACTGTCCTTGACCGACGCCCAGATCTTGCGGGCGGCGGCGTCGCGATCGGGACTCGCCGGTTGGTCCGCCAGGGCCTGCAGGGAGGCCACCAGGCCCTCGACGATCGCCTGTCGGCGGGCGGCCAGGGCGGCCTGCTTGGCTTCGGTGGCGGCATTCTTGGCGGCGCGGGCAGCGCGCGCGGCGTCACGTTCGCCCTTGCGCGCGGCCTTGACGGCGGCCTCCTTGCGGAGCCCCTCCTCGACCGTTCGGACGGGCTGCGGGCGCCAGGCAGCGATCCGGGCGGTGAACCGGGTGATCGTGGCCTCGGTCTGCCGGATGTTGCCCTCTACGTCCCACTTGTAGCTCTCGAGGCCGCGGGCGAACCGGTAGGGCTCGGTGACCCCCACGGCGTACTCGTCGAGCCTCAGGCCAGCTCGGTTCCCTTCGGAAGAACCAGTTGACGCGGCAGGCCTGGATGTCCGCGAGACGCGCGCGCAGGTGCACGAGCCGGACCTGCAGCGCCGCACGGTGGGTCTCGATGAGCGCGCAGGAGACCTCGTAGGGAGCCTCAGCGACCCCGTGGCAGTCGCCGTGGATGAAGCCGTCACCGGGGCGCTGGTAGCCGTGGTGGACCGTCAGGCCGCCAGGAGAGAGCTTCTGGTCGCTCTCGCAGAGCTGGCAGTTGCCGACGTGGCGGGTGGCTGTTTCGGGGGGCGTGGATCGGACCGACATGTTCATGTAGACGGAGCATAACTAATATCTACTCAAACGCAACACTTTTTGTTGACGATGAACGTTTGACGTGGAACACTGTCTATCGGTCGCTCGTTTTAGCCACCGAAACCCGGGAAAAGGAGATCCCCACCACCATGCGCACCTGGAGCACCTACCAACTCGCCGTCTTCAAGAATGTCGCCGAGGGCACCGGCCACACCGTCGTCAACGCGGTCGCTGGCAGCGGCAAGACAACCACCATCGAGGCGGCGGTCGACTACATCCCGCGCGGCCTCAAGACCGCGTTCTTCGCCTTCAACAAGGACATCGCCAAGGTGCTTGGCCAGCGCCTAGCTGGCAAGCCGGTCGAGGTGTCGACCCTGCATTCCTATGGCCTGAAGTGCATCACGGCCTCGCTCGGGCGGCTCACGATCGACGAGTACCGCGTGCACGGTTTCGTCGAGGACCTGTACCGCGACGAGATCGCCCGCCTGGAGAAGGCGATCACCGAATCGAAGAGCGAGGCGGATGTGTTCGAATTTCAGGAACAGTTGGAGATCATCGACGATCGCTGCCGCATGCTCATCAAGACGGTGTCGCTCGCGAAGAGTGCGCTCGCCCTGACCTCGGCCTCGATCGACGAGGTCATGTACCGATTCGACATCGAGCTTCCGACTACAGAAGAGGACGAGGAGGGTGCGTTCGGGGACGATGCGGGCGATGACGCCGCTGAGGCTGACCGCCAGAAGTTCGTCCAGGAGGTGCTTGGACTACTCCGCCACTGCTACAGCACCGAGGACGGTAAGATCGACTTCGACGACATGGTCTGGTTGCCGGTCGTTAGGAAGCTCCGCCAGCGCAAGTTCGACCGGGTCTTCGTCGACGAGACCCAGGACCTGAACGCCGCGCAGATCGAGCTGACGCTGCGCGCGTGCCGCGAGGGCGGTCGCATCCTCGCCGTCGGGGACCCGAGGCAGGCAATTTATGCGTGGAGAGGAGCCGACGAGCGCGCGTTCGACAACGTCAAGGATAGCCTCGGCGCGACCGAGTTACCGCTATCGATCTGCTACCGCTGCTCGAAGGCGGTCGTCCGCAAGGCCCAGGAGATCGTCCGGAACATCCAGCCCGCTACGGACGCAGTCGAGGGTGAGGTCATCAACGCGACGCGCGAGCAGATGGAGAGGGGCGCGCAGCCTGGGGACTTCATCATCTCTCGCGTCAATGCCCCACTGATCGGGCTCTGCATGGGTTTTCTCAGGGACGGTCGGCGCGCCAACATCCAGGGGCGCGACGTGGGCAAAAACCTCGCTTCGTTCGTCAAGAAGAGCAAGGTAACGGACGTCCCCGCGTTTCGCGTCCACGTCGAGGAGTGGGCGAAGAAGGAGATCGCGAGGCTCGCCGCCAAGAAGCGCGACACGCAGGCCGTCGAGGACCGCGCGGCGTGCCTCATCGCGCTCAGCGACGGCGCCGTCAGCGTCGCGGACGTCGTCGCCAGGATCGAGGAGCTGTTCTCCGACAAGAGTGACGGCGCCTGTATCATGCTCTCGACCACCCACAAGGCGAAAGGTCTGGAGCGCGATCGGGTTTGGCTACTCATCGACACCTACCGGCCTGGCGTCTCGACAGAAGAGGCCAACTGTTTATACGTTGCTCAAACACGTGCGAAGCACACGCTCGTCCTGGTCGGCGGCTTCGCTAAGAAGCTCCATGGCGACGGCGCGGAGAGCGCGTGAGCACCCGATTCGTCGCCGTGCCCGCCTCCGCCATCCGAGGACGGTTGGCGGCGGCGGGGTTCCACCTCCTCCCCGCCGACTCCGGGGAGGAGGTCTACGGGCGCTCGCACGATCGTGACGCGCGGTACACCGTGAAGGTCTACTCGTCGATCCAGCGCGGCGCCGCCGAGGTGCGCGACTGCGGCGAAGACGCCATCCGCGTTGTGGCCATCTTCGCCGACAGCAAGTTCCACTGGCCGGCGCGAGTGGTCCCGATCTTCAAGGCCACGCGCGTGCACCGCGCCGGCACCGTCGACGCGGTGCTCGACCGGATGATCGAGCGGGCGCGGGAGGCGTACACGGCATGCAACGACCACCGGAGCGGTAAGGTGCGATCTACCGACGGAGCGAGGGGATGAGTCACCTAGCCTGGCTACCGATCCTTACCGTGGCCCTGCTGATCGTTCCAGCGGTGCTGGGCCTCGACAGAGAGTCGGACGAGTTCACGCAGTTCAAGAGCTTCCGTGACCGGATGCGGAAGAGGGGGAAGTGATGCAGAGGGTGATGTTCAAGGGCGGCGCGTTCCGGATAACGGGCACGGTCCACGGGTGCGAGCCGGAGGTCGCGGAGGCGTTCGGCTGGCCATACCCGCGCCCGTGGATGTTCGAGGTGCGCGACGCGGACCGGAACGTCATTGCCGTCTGCCTCGACCACGAGACGGCGAACCAGGTGCTGTCCGACCTGATGGGGCAGCGGTGATGTCTGGCGCCAGCGAGAGGACGCTCCACGTCCGCGCGCGCTTCTACCCGGGCGGGAAGAAGGGGCGCGCCGCAGCGCGCCGGCTGCGGGCGATGGGGCTGACGCCTGGGTACACGCGCGACGGGTGGCGCGTGCTGCGCAGACCGGTCGTGATCGAGTCGGGTGAGCCGATCGGGATCTTGGAGAGGGAGTACGACGATGAAGCTGAAACCTGATTCAGGGCGCCGCAAAGCGGCTCGACGCGGGGAATGTCTCGTCGACGGGTGCGCGCGACCGATCTTCGGGTTCGGGCTCTGTCGCGAGGACCTGTCCGATTTGAACTCCAAGATGGAGGCGGGCGTGATCGGAGTGGCGCGCGCGCTAGAGTCGTGCTGCGCTCGCTGCGGTGTGGCTGAGGGCGTGCATGGTGGCCCGTTCGTCGCCGGCAATCGCCTGATCGAGCCGTGCGCTGAGTTCCAGCGCCGGGAGGTGTCGGAGGAGGTGTCAGGTGGCTGACATCGCGCCGCTCGTCACCGTCGAGGATTACCAGAGCGCGCTGGAAGTGACGCTCAACGCTCTCGAGGAGATGCTGTCGACCGACTCGGACATGCCTGGGCACCTGCAGACGTTAGCGGACGCGGACCAGTGGCTCGACGCCTGCAGGCGAGCGCTCGACGAGGCGAAGCGAGCAACCATCGCAAAGAATGGTGGCTGACTCGGCTTACCTTGACACGGTCAACTAATTGATTGACAATATCGATACAACGTTTGTGTTATGAAAGGGCGATCGATATCCATGGCTCCGAAGACTAAGAAGAGTGGCAAGACCCTCAAGGAGAACGTCGTCAACGTGCGCTGCACGGATCAGCAGCGCGAGTTGCTTGAGTCGGTCGCCAGCCGCGAGGGACTCGGTGTGAGTACATGGCTGCTCCATGTCGGTCTGCGCATAGCTGCAGAGCGGCAGGCTGCAGTAGGGCCGCAACGATGAGCCGCCACCCACTCACCTCCGCCGAGCGCACCGCGCTTCGGCGGTTCGTGTCCTCGGTCGAGACGCTGATGCTCGACTACACGCCAGAGCAGGTCGGCAGGATCGCCGACTACGTCGGCGAGCACGGCACCGACGGGAACGGTGGGGATCGTGAGGACGCGGTGGTGCTCGAGTGCCTGCGGATCGTCGTCGACGAGGTGAACAGGTGAGCTGCGACCACGACATGAGCGAGGGCGAGTACCAAGCTCTCATGGGCCTCATGGATGACGAGGGGGAATCGTGAACAGCATCGACGCACGCAGGAAACACGAAGGCGCCGCCATCGCGCAGATGCGCGCGGCGATCAAGGCGCTCGAGACGGCGGTCAACGATGCGTCGCACGGCGCCTACAGCGAGGCAGAAAAAGTCGCCAAGGTCGCTCGCGACCGCCTCTACGTTGCCGACATCGAGCTACGCAAAGCCGAGGTGGCGGCGCTCCGGGGATCGTCTTGAGCGCACCGTGCGAGTCGTGCGGCGGGCGGGCTGCGCCGGACTGTGCGCGCTGCGACAACTGCTGGGAGGTCGAGCGTCGGCTCGCGAGCTTTCTGCGGAGCGGTGGCGAGCGCGCTCGTCAGTTCGTCATCGAGGCGCTTCGAAAAGAGTCGCCTCCCGGTGAGCCGCCTCAAGAGTCGACGCCGGCCGATCAGGTGCTTTACAGCATCGAGCTCCACCACCTGGAGGAGTTGAAGAAGGTCGCGAGACGGTTGGGGGCTACGCGCAGCCTGCAGCCCGAGGGGGTCAGCATCATGGAGGTCGTCCGCTACGCGGAGGCGCTTGATGCGTTGCGCGGGTCAGGGGAGACGTACGTGCATCTCTATCAGAGGGGCAAGGGCACGCGATGATCGCCTCACCCAATCGCCAGGCGCGCAGGCGGCAGCGTCACCTGTTCTCGCGCGTCCTGGTGGCGACCTACTCGTTCGGATCACGGATCACTCTCCTGACGACCGGGGGACCCAACTTGAACCTGCGCGTCGCGGTCGCCGGTACTGTCACCGACGAAGCGCCGGCCCTATCGGATCTGCTCGTCAGCGACGGCAGCGACCTCCACGAGGACGACGTCACGCGGCGCTGCCTGGTGATGGCCAAGCGCCTCGTGGCGGGCCTCCTGCTCAACCTGCAGCACCCGCCGAACTTCAAGGTCAAGAAGGTCGAGGCGCGACCGAGGAGTAAAGGGCGCGAGGCCGAGCCTGAGTATCGCATCATCACGGTCGGTAAGCCGATCGAGATCGACTGCCGCGAGTCGGTCAGAGAGTACGTCGAGCACGGCAAGGCCGGTCGCAAGCACGGTCCGCCGACGGTGCAGGTCATGGTCCGCGGTCATTACCGCAGGCAGGTGTGTGGAGTGGGGAGGATGGATCGCAAAGTCATATGGATACAACCTTTTTGGCGTGGGCCAGAGGCGGCGCTCATTCAGACAAGGCCGGGGAAGGTGGCGCCATGAAGATCCCGAGAGGCAAGCGCGTCGGACTCTGCGATCACGTCACCAGGGAGTGCACGACGGGGATGGTGTTCGATGTGCAGACCGACGATGGCAAGATCCTCGTTCTCTTGTGCGCGGGGTGCAGTGTGCGGTACGCGGTCACCGACGACATGCAGGCGCTAGTGACGCGGCAGATCGTGACGGGTCGCGGCGGGTGGTACGTGAAGGTCGAACTGGAGGTTCCGTCTTGAAGAAAAACAGCGCGTACACCGTCGTGGACGTCCAGGGCGGGCGGGGTGTAACCGTCTGCGTCCGGGGCCAGTCGTGAGTACTCTCTTCGGCGATCGACCGCCGCCATCGTCCCCCGCGGCGATCGACACGGTGTTCGATCTGGCGCGCGAGCTAACCGGGTGCCTGACGACGGAGCACCGCGAGGACTGGATCGACTGGATCGCGAAGGTCCGCGAGAACCTACGCAACAGGGCGACGGTCGGTGACTGCGAGCGGTGTGGCGTCAGGGGTATCATGGTCAGGCCGACGCTCATCGCTTCCGACGACGCGAACGAGCCGACGGTCGAGCAGCTCCTCTGCACGGTCTGCCGTGGCACGGGGGGATTCTCGCGCGAGGCGCGCCGATGCACGGCGTGCGGCGGTCTCGGCCACAACCGCACGTCGTGCCCGCTCAACATAAACAACATCAAGATGGGGAGAGCGGTGCGGGAGCCATGATCATGAACTACCCCAACCTCATCGCCTGCCTGACCCACTGCGGGGTCTGGCTGCTCGGTATCGGCGTCGGCTACGTCTGCGCGAAGCGCGACTGGCGCGCCGAGGCCGCCCGCTGTGTCGCGCAGTGGCGCGCGGCGCACGTCCGGCTGCGGGACCGCATCGCCGAGCTCGAGGGGGATCGGAGCCCCGATCTGGCGAACACCCTGTCCGGAGACCGGACGTACGAGGAACTCGTGCGCCAGTGTGGCCGATGAGGGACCGCACCGTCGCCGAGTGCGAGCGGTTCGCCGAGCAGAATGGGTTCACCGGGGCCGTCGCCGGACACTTCCCCGACCTGCCCTTCCCGCCGCCACCCACGTTCCTGCCGGAGCCAACACTGACGCTACCACCTCGGTACGCTCGGTCCACTTCGATCCCGCGGACGATCGTCGATCGGGTGAAGCTGTTCAACCGCAACGAGGGAGACGGATCCGATGAGTGACGAGGTGACACTGACCGTCAAGAGGGAAGATCGCGATCTTCAGCGCGTCGCGCGCATGGAGCTGTGCGCGGTCGGTGTGATGTACCTGGCGACCGAAGACAGAGACCCCGAGATCGCCGAGCAAATCGTGCGGGCGATGATCGAGTACCTCGACGGCGAAGAGAGGGTGGGCCTCTGATGCGGGACCGTAAGCCGATCGTCGTCGACAAGGTGCGCTCGGGCGGCGTCGACGTCGAGGTGTTCTACGACTTCCGCGAACACACCTTCTTCTTCGAGGCGCCGGGCATCCGCTCGCGGGAGAGTGCCGACACCTTTACCGAGGTGTACAGGCGCCTCAACCAGGTCTACGAGAAGGCCGCGCCGCTCGACTGGAGGCCGGTGATCCTGGTCACGCTCTACGACAAGTACGACGACCAGGACCACTCGATCCGAACGAAGGTCATCAAGGGCGCCTCCGTGCACCTCGAGTTCCGACGCTGCGAGCTGTCCCTGCGTCCTGATCACGATGAAGTGATCGAGCGCGTCACACTGGAGCGCGAGCGGGACGGTAGACTGGGTCGAAACAAGAGCGTCCGCGGACCGATCGAGCGCGAGGGCTACCTCGAGCGCGAGCACGTGGTCGACTTCGAGGCCGGCAACCCGAGCGAGTACGACCGCGAGGTGCGCGCGAAGACGCTCGACCGGCCCTCGACGTACTCGAACGACGCTGACGTGGTGGAGCTGCCATACGACGACGATACGTGGCGCGGGCTCTGCGCGCTGAAGCTTGCGATCGACGCGCTGCACTCGAGGGTCGAGGCGCTCATCAATATGGCCGACTTCCGTGATCGCTTGGTGCGATTCGCGTCGAATCGGTCGTCCGACCTGCTGCTCACTCAGGGCGATCTCGCGGGTGGACCGTGAGCGTCGAGGTCGATCGCTCGCACGACCCGGCGGCCTGCGTGCGCTGTCAAGCTATCGCTCACCTCATCGTGGTCAAGACCTGCGGGTGCGGTGCGCGATACACGGCAGCCGAGTGGGGGGAGCTCCAATACGTAGGCGTGCATGATGACTGGGTAGAGCGGATCGAGCTCAGGAATTGCCGGTGTGGGTCGACGATCTGCGTCGATCTGAACGCGAGCGCGAACGGTAAAGCGTTATGAGCTGGACGTACCGATGCGAGCACTGCCAGGCGATCTTCGAACACCCGGAAGTTGAGGAGTGCGAGACCGTCGACGGTCACTGCACGCACCTGATGAACGCCGGCTGGCGGCCGGTGTGGTTGCGCGCGGTCGTGGAGTTGTCGTCACCGCGCAGAATCCAGCTAGGTCGGTCGCTGCGCCGCGACAGGCACATCTTCACCAGAGGTGGCTGGATCTGTTCGACGTGTGCGGACTGTTTCCTCGGTCCGAGACGGAGACGGCTGCCGCCGAATGAGCGGAACCTCCGCAGCAGGCGCGGCAAGCATCAGGAAGGGCACACTCGATGAGCGAGCACGCGGACGGGGTATTCTGGGCTAGGTGGACGGAAGGAAGAAGCGACGCGCAGGTGTTCCTGATCGAGCGCCGCGGTCGCGAGTGGTGCGTCTTCGGGAGAGAGGACTACTACCTCGACGAGTACGTTGACTCGCACATGACGATCATGGATGGACCACTGTCGCCTCAGACTCCGGCGTCGGATCGCGTGGAGAAAAACCTCGACGAGTGGCGCGTAGCCGTTCGAGCGCTCTGCGTGCGGCTCTGCGGCGAGGAGGTGGCGCAGCGAGATCGGTGGATCGCTGATATCGAGGCGGCTGTCAGCAAGCAGCAGCGGGTCGGTAGGCCGTGGATCGACAACGACAAGACGATCCCAGAGCTGCACGTCGGGGGGTGGAAGTACGACGTCCGCGTATGCGTGGGCACGGACAACGTCGTCGAGATCGACAAGTTCTACGGTCCGCTCGTCGCACGAGCTGTGCGAGTGAGCGTCGTGCCCGAGTTGGACGCGTGGGTCGTCGAGCGCGAGGTGGATGTTGACGACTCCAACCCAGATCCCGGGACGAGTGCGTGGGTGGAGTGCGCGCGATTCCCGCTCGATGGAGATATCCGATGATGGATCCAAAGGTCTTCGGACCCAATCTCAACCGGCTCATGGACGGAGAGGTCGACGACTCGTTCTGGCTATCGCACGTCGGAGACCTATCGCAGTGCCAGCTCGGCGCGTTCTACGTCGCGATGCGGCTCGGCGAGCGGGAGCGTGGCGAGAAGCGCGCGCGCAGCGCCGCGCTCGACCAGGTGCTCGCGACGCTCGGGGTGCCGCGGTCGTGGATGGCGAGGGGGCGATGAGGTTCGCGGCGTGGCTGGACCAGGTGCTCGGACCGCCGTGGAGCGGGCTCGCGATGCTCGCGCTGGTGGGCGCCCTGTCGGGGTTCTCCGCGTACGTGGCCCACAAGACACTCAGCTACATCTTCCGGGACGAGTCGGTGAGCGCTCGCGAGCCGCCGTGGTACCTGTCTCTCTGGTGGACCGTCAACGGACGCTGCAGCCTCTGCGGCGGATCGGTGCCGCGCGACTCGATCGTCTGCACCGACCACTTCAAGGACCACGACGCATGACCCAGCGAGACGAAGACCTGGAGCTCCTCGCCGAGCTCCTCGACCGGCACGCCGACAATCTGACCGACGTCGAGGTCGAGAAGTTCGCCAGCATGCGGTTCGACTTGACCGCCGGCCTGCGCGGCGAGCGCTTCCAGCAGCTCACCGACGCGCAGCGCGACTGGGCGACGGCGGTCCGCGAGCGGGTCGCCCCGCAGTACGCGAACCTGGTCAGCCGCGGGCTAGTCCCGCGCGGCCGGGAGGTACCGACGCCGCCGGTACTCAGGGATCTACCCAAGCGCCCGCCGCCGCTGCCCAAGCCGGTCGGTACCGTGCCGCGCGCGAGCAAGCGGCACTGCGGGCGCGCGGACGAGGGCTGCTACGCCTTCGTCAACGGCGACTGCTCGTGCGAGTGCTGCTCTTGACAGGTTAGTATGTCATACTAGCATAACTCCGCGTGAGCTACACGATCGCGGCCGTTCCGGCGAAGGCGAACCAGCATCGCGCGAAGGCAGCGACTCCCCGCGCGGCTTCGGTGCCAGTGCCCGCGGAGGCCACTCCGGCTCCGCGGGTGATCGGGGAGGTTCCGGTCAGCGGCCGCGTGGGCGCCGACTAGCACTCAGCCTGCGTGGGTGCCGCTCGCTGGCGCTGCGCCCTACGGCGAACTTGACGACGCCGCCCGCGCGGTCCGCCTTCTTCTTCGCCTCGCTGTAGTCCTTGGTCGGGGGCGACAGGGGGCGTCCACGCGTGTCGACCGGGACGTAGTCGCGGACGCGGTGGGCCTCGTGTGCGGCCGACTGGCGACCGACCTTGAACTTGACGACGCCGCCGGCCTTGTCCGGCTGACGCTTCGCCTTCTCGTAGTCCGAGGTCGGCGGAGAGAGCGGGCGGCCGCGGGAGTCGACGGGGACGTAGTCGCGGACGACGGATCTCCGTCGCTCCTGCGCGCCGCCACTCGGCTTGACCTGCTCGCTCGTCTCGAGCACCAGGTCGGTCAACCACGTCCGGATGGACGGCGTGCGTAGCTCCTCCTTGAAGGCCTTGAAGAAGGTGTTGGTGACCTCCTTCTCGGTGATGCCGTACGTGTCGCGCACCCAGTCAGCGCTTCCAGCACCGAACACGCCAGCAGCCCCGCTGAGTTCCAACACCTCGCTTGTGTCCATCTGGCGATCGGTGTCCCACTCGAGCTGTTGGAGCATGTTCCGGGCGGCCCTCTTCGCACCGTCCGGCGTGTCGGACGGGAAGACGCTGTCCGGGTCGGAAGCGCGCATCCGCTCGGCCTCAGCGAGCTGGTCGTTGACCCAGTCGCGGAAGTGTTCGCCGTTCACCTGCTCTCTGGCGTAGTCGGCTCCGGCCTTCTCGGCTTGCTCGAGGATCTGCGCTCCCTCCTCCTCCGGAGTGGGCTCGCGGCGGGACTTGCTGGGCTTGCGACTCATGACGGTCTCCTCTGTGCTCGATCCTACCTCACCACGCGCCTCGCCCACGACCGGCTCCCCGTGCGGCACGACGCGCGTGGGCACGTTCGGCAGCCCCCACCGCGGGGCCAGCTCGTACTTCACGCGCCTGGCCAGCGCGTCGGCCTTAGAGCGTGAGAGGTTCGACGCGTAGATCGCCCACGCGTCCCTCTCCATCCACCAGACGTCGAAGGTCTGGCGGTTTCCCTCTTGGAGGGAGTGCGTGAAGCGCGGCGGCACCGCACTGGCGACCCTCGCCAGGTACGCGGCTAGATAGCGTGCCACGACCTCGGGCGACCCGCTCTTCGCTCGGAACGGGACGCCAGGCGCGCCGAGCCACGGGCGGTGGAACACGCTGGCAGCCTGCTCGACCTTGACCGTAGCGGCGGGTACGGTCGGGTCGTGGGCGAACCCGTTGACCCAGAACGACGCGCGGTTGTTCTCGGCCTCCGCACCACCTCCCGAGCCCCCGACGTCGGGCGGGAGGTTGACGAAGTTCACGTAGACGCTGCCGCCGCCGCGCTCGCCGCCGAGGCTCGGCTGGAAGCGGGCGACCGTCCGCCTGTCGCCGGGCGCCAGCGACGAGAGGAGCGCGACAAACTCGTTGGCGTTCAGGCTCATCGTGAGTCCCAGACGAGCTCACCGTCGCGCGTGATCACCCGCACGTAGTCACCTTTGAAGTGAGGTAACCTGAGTAGCTTCTTAGCCTCATCGAGAGCGATCCCCTCGTCGTCGAAACCGAACTCGCCATCCGACAGGTGACCGTCCGAGTACAGCTGCTGGATGACGTAGAACGGGTCGCTGACCGGCTCTGGTCCACGCCGAGTCTCATGCACTTTGCTGCCCCACGTCGCGCCCACCTTGCGCACCTCGAGCCTGTAGCGCCGTACGAGGTCGGCGCCCTTGTCGGTGAGCGCGTAGTAGTCGCCGCCGGGTGATGTTCCTGGCGTCGCGCGCACGAGCACGACGTAGCCGCCATCGCGGAGCTTCGCGTACGCCCGGTCGTAGACGACCGACTTACCCGGGCGGATCCTCGCGAGGCCGCCGACGCCTCCGATGAGTGTCTCGAGCATGGTGGGCGTGATGCCGTCGCGAGCGAGATTGGGTGGGACCCAGGTCTCGCGGACCACGCCGCGCGACTCGTCCACCTCACCTCCGGCTTCCTGCCAGCTCGCCGCGTACCCGTCGACGGTCGACTTGACCCAGTCGACGTCCTCGACCATATGGTCGAGGTCGACCTGGTGCGACGTGTAGCCGCCCGGTCCGTACGTGAAGTCGGAGATGTTCTCGTACCTGGCAGTCTCGGACAGGCCCTCGTCGGAGAAGACGGACAGCGACACGCCACCCTCGTTGAATGCATCCACGACGACGACGATCTTTTGGCTGTACTCGGGACTGTAGGTCGTGAACTGCACTGCACCGCCACGGACGGGCTTCGGGGTGGACCCACCGACCCTCTTCGAGAGCTCCTCGGCGACCTGCGCCGCGCTCTTGGTCGTTCCGCGCGATCGACCGCTCCGCTTGGCTTCTGCGGTGCGCTGACCCGTCTTCGCTAGGTACGCCTCGATCGTCTCGGTACCGCCAGGCAGCCCGCCGGTGAGCGGGCTGCGCGCGGACGGCGCAACGGAGTGCCAGTAGCCGCCCTGGTGCCACACCTTTCCGGCCTCGTACTGCGGCTCGCCGCTCGGCCAGTACCGGCCCGTCGGGTAGAAGAGCGACGCCTTCTTGCCGAGGACTACGACGTGCGTGGCCCCCTCCTGCCGCCCCGCGTGCTCGACGAGCTCGGGGAGCGTGCCGAAGTCGCGCACTATGTGGCGCGTCCGGCGCGCTTCGTTTGCGGTGGGAGCCGGTTTTCGATGCTCGCGGTACCAGTCCGGCGGCGGACCGTAGATGACGCCGTCGTCGACCTGCAGGTCGAAGCTGCCGTAGGATTCGGCGGCCTTCGTCAGCTCGTCGCCGACATCGCCGAGTTTGCGATCCCAAAATCCGGCGCCGTGGCCACCGCGCGTGAGCCAGAAATCTTGACCAGCCTGTTCACTATCGTAGTCACCTGGACCGGGGCCGCCTACGCGTCGCGGGTCGTCCACCATCCGCTGATCGTATGCCTGCTCTAGCAATTCAGCGTTCTCTTGCTGGAAGCGAGCGCAGTCCTCGACGATGAGCTCCATCGTCTCGGGCGCGATGTCCTCGGGACCGTAGTTCGCGTCGAGCGGCTCGCCGCCCTGCTCGTCGGCGTTGTCCATGGAGGACCAGAGCATCGCCTCGACGTACGCGAGCGTGAACGCGTCTCGCTTGCGGGGCATCAGCGCCTCTTCGGCGGGCGGCGGGCTGCCAGCTCAGTGCGACCCCGGGTAGGCTCGCGTACCGGGCGCGAGAACGGGTTCCTCGCCTCGCGGGTCGAGTGACGGGACTCCTGGAAGTGGGCGGTCACCCTGTCCGATCCCACATTGTTCCTGGCGACGTACTGCTCGACGGCTTGCTTGACCGTGCTCGCCCACGTCGTCGTGGCGACGTACTGACCGTCGACGTAGATGTCGATCTTCGGGTAGTCCCGCTTGTCGCCGTACGGCGGATGGTTGCGGCGCCGCGCCTCGTCGACCTCCCCCTCCTCCCCGTCAGCGAGCAGACCCGCGATGAGGTCCTCGACGTCGCGCTTGTCCTGGATGGCGACGAGCACGCGACCGAGCTGGTCGACCTCCTGCCACCCGAGCTGGAACGGCTCGTAGCCCATGTCCTCCGCTTCGTCGCCGCCTGGCGTGCTCGCCAGGATGCGCCAGAGCAGCGTCGGGTAGTCGTTCGGCCCGTGGTCGTAGTTCGGGAGCCACGACTTCAACTCTCCGATCAGATCGGCAATCGGCTTGCGTACGCGTCCTTCCGGCATCGCCCTCTCCTCTTCAATCACCGATCTCGTCTACGAATTCCTCTTCGCCACCGAAGTAGGCCAGGTAGGAGATCGCCGCCGAGACGATGGCGTCCTCCTGATCCTCCGGGTCCATCTTCGCCAGGTCCACGAGCGATTCGCCGCCCGCGTCGCCGCTGTACGCGCCGCGGTGCTTGCCTTTCGGATCGAACAGCTCGTCGAGTTCGACCTCCGCGTACTGCTTGACGATCTTCTCGCCCTCCGGCTGCTCCTCACCGTTGGCAGCCTCGATGTCGGTCCACTCCGTGATCTCCACGGTGGACCCGCGGACATGGACCTTCAGCCCACTCGTGGGTTCTTTCTCGTCGGGCCCGTACTTCTCGTAGTCCACGTCGATGTCGGCGAGCAGCACTTCACGAACGAACGCGTCGTCCTCGTCGGCGAGGTACTCGGACCCAGCAACTTCGCCGCTCGACCACTTCACCTTCTCGGGGATGCCGATGTCCGCCGACCACCCGCTGGGCCCCTCGTCGGCTCGGCCGTAGTCGAGCAGAGCGTCCGCGAGTGCGACCGCGCGATACTCGGGCTTCATCTCGTCGAGAGCGTCCAGGTCGAGGCCGACGTAGCTCATGGCGCCCTTGACGTCGTCGCTGTTCGGATCGAGGTCAGCGAGGTCGAAGTACGCGGTGCGCGTCCAGAACGGGAAGCCGACATCTTTCGCCTCGCCGTCGCCGACGTACTCGCGGACCGGCTGGATCTTGATCAGCTCCAGGTGGTCCCCGTCGCCGGTGGCGATGGTGCCGCCGTACGCCCCTGGGTCCCTGTCTCCATTGATCTGCTCCCAGCCCATCGTGGGAATCTCGATCTCGACGGGCTCGGCGCCGCGTTCGATACCAGGGAGGTGTTGCTGGCCTCGTCGTGCGCGCATCGTGTGACGAGTCATCGTTTGCTCCCTTTGGGCTGTCGATCGACCCGATCGAGCGTCGCCACGAGTGCGTCCATATCTTCAGGCTTCACATCGAAGAAGGTGATGGAGCCGCCGAGCACGGAGCTACCGAAGTCGCTCACACCGGTGAATGCCGCGTTCGCGAGGTCGCCGTAGCTGGAGTCCTGCATGTCGATGCGCTCCTGGCGCCCCGTGTCTGCGGCCAGCTCGACGAGTCGAGCCTGCTCGTGGTTGGCGGGATCGAACCAGAAGGAGCCCGTGAGGTCGGAGTACTTGTCGTGCCCTTCGTCGCGGGCGCTCACGAACGTCTTACGCATCCAGGCCATCGAGTTGCGCTCGATCCGGGTGATGTCGTTGCCGAGCTGGTCCCACCCCTTCTGGGTGATCCGACCTTCCGAATCAACGACCCCAGCCTTCATCGCTCGGTCACGATCTTCCTGCTCGCCGTGCTTGGGCCCGAACGTCGAATGGGCGTTGTCCTCGATGTCACGCTGGTCGTTGACGCTGATGGCGAAACCTGCGTCCGCCTCGCGGGGCGCGGGCCTGGCGGTTCGGCGGGCCGCATGCACGAGATGGTCACCGCCGTCAGTGGCCATCTGGATGCCGGTCGCCACGGCGTCGTCGAGGTTGTCGGTGAAGTACCCCTCGTCCGGCCGGCGGCTGCCCTTCGGGTAAACGCGGTAGTCGCCATACTCGGTCTTCTGGATCGAGTAGCCGTGCGCGGCGAGCTTGGCGCGGGCCGCCGTCAGCGCTTTCGATTCCTCGACCCCTTCGCGCACGTTGATGCCCGCGTCGGTCCGACCCTGGTGGACCGCCTTCGCGAACCGGTCGCCATCGAAGGCCGGGTTGTCCTTCTGGAACATCCGACCGAATTCATCGGCGAGTCGCTGTTTCTCGCGGGGGTCGCGGACACCGCTCAAGATGCGCGCGACTTCGACGTAGTGCTGGCGGGTGAACGCAGCCATCAGTTCTGCCTCCAGTACACGAGCCCGCCCTTCGTGACGTACGAGTTGCTGTCGTACGACGACAGGAAGTGCGCCGCGCCGTCCGTGTCGACCGCGTCCTCGGCGGCGGCGTCCACGTCGATGCCGGCGATATCGATCGCCTTCTTGACGGCGTCCTCGCGGCCGTAGATGTCTTCGAGGTAGCTCATCGGATCCTTGAGCTGCTCCTCGGTCTGTCGCTCGGCGAGCTCGACGATCTGGTCCTCGTCGGGTGACGGAACGTCGCCGTCCTCGTCCTCCTCGGGCGTGTCGAACCCCTCGCGCTCCCACTCGCGCCAGAACTCGCGGTCGCGCATGTCGCGCAGGGTCTCCTCGTTCTGACTCTGCAGGTCGCTCTCGAGGTCGCGCTTCAACCGGTCCATGTCGATGTGCGACTCGATGAAGTCCTGGTTGAAGATCTCGGGGCTCTCTTCGAGATCCTGCTTGACGATCGCTAGCGCGAGCTTGCGCTCCTGGTCATCGTCGGCGACGACGTGCCACTCCTTGCCGCCGTTCTTGGAGCCGCGGATCGTGACCTCGTAGACCGTGCCGGCGCCGAAGTCGCCGAGGTGGCTCTCCTTGATCCGGAGCTCGTCGGGATCGATGTCGAGCTCGCGCGCCATCTCGGCGAGCACGGAGTCCTCGTCGTCGAAGTCGACGGAGTCGGCGGCGTGTACGGTGCGGCGGCGAGTCATCCTTCTTCCTCCTCGTCTTCTTCCTCTTCCTCTTCCTCTTCCTCCTCCGTGTCGACGAGGATCTCGGCCCACGCTTGCTCGGCCTCCTTCTTGGAGTCGAACCAGTCGGCCTCGACGATGCCGTCCGACCGCTCGAAGAAGATGACAGCCAGACTCTCGTCGAGCAGATCCTGCTCTTCCTCGGTAAGAGGATCCTTCTCCTCCTTAGCGATCTCACAGATCTGCTCACGGGCGTCGTCGTTGATCCACACGAGCCCGTACCAACCGCCACCCTCGCCGTAGCTAGCCTCCTCGTCGACGCCGCCGTTGAGCGTCATCTCGAAGGCGAAGCTGTCGAGGAGCGTGTAGAACTTGCCAGGTCCGTACGATCGGATCCCCTTCGCGCTAGCTCCAGCCATCTTAGACTCTCCACTCGACCCACTTCGGGTCGAACTCTGTTGGCAGTTGCGACGTCGGTACGCCGATCGACGTCAGGATCTTACGGAGGTCGGCGTACTCCTCGGCTGCGATCACCCGGATGTACTCCTCACCCGAGTCGCTCTCGATACCCCACAGCCCACCGCTCGTGATGTGCTGGATGACACCATCGACCACGATCTCGGCCTCGGCTCTCACGCCGATGAATACGAAGTCGCCGTTCTCGTACGCCTCGCGGCGGTCGGTGTTCTCCGGGTCGTCCATCCAGGACGTGTACGGATCCTCGTCGGACAGCACGAGCGCCTTGATGGCACGGACTTGTGGCGCCTGTCGCTTGCGCGTGGCCTCGACGACCCGTTTTCGGGTTGTCATCGAATAACCGGGGCGGAAACCCCGTCCTTTAGGGTGGGGAGGAGCCCCTCTGGGCCGCGACGTACTGCTTGACGATCTCGAGCGGCGCACCGCCACACGATACCGCGCAGTACGACGGCGACC